TATGATGGAACAGTAGCTACTGACCCTGATAATGAGAAGTTTAAGAGCTTTGAATTCGGTGGTAAGTATAATAGTGATAAAGTAGCTGTTAAGTTGAGTTCTTACAATACTAAGTGGATTGATAGGAATATCACTAAAGCTGTTTCAACAGGTCAAGGTGACTCGGGCGATACAGATGTTATCTTCTTAAGAGGTGTGCAACAAGATCATACAGGATGGGAAGTTGAAAGTAAAATTGCTATCAACGATATGTTGGATGTTGATCTAGCCTTAAGTAAAGGAACATGGAAATTCGCAGGAGATGCAGAAGGAACTTATCAAGAACAGGAGTTCAATGATAATGATGAAGTCATCGGTATGAAGACTACTGATTATGCTTACGCACTTAATAACCTTTGGGTTGGTGATATGCCACAAACAGCTTACGTTGGTGGATTAACATTAAAACCAATTAAGGGTTTACAAATGCAAGCATTGTATAAGATGTATGATGACAATTATGCAGATTGGAGTCCAGATGATCGTGAAATAGACGGAGATCCTGATAGATCACAGGTTTGGAAAGCACCTGGTTACAGTAAGCTTGATTTACATTTATCATATAAGCTTCCAATAGACGCAGTTGATATGACATTATCAGCACATGTCTTTAATGCACTTGATGCAGTTTATGTACAAGATGCAACTGACAATAGTCAGTACAATGGGTATGGTGACAAAGTTCACGCTGCTCATAACGCAGAAGTATTTCTTGGAACACCAAGATATGCTAATGTAGGAATTACGGTTAATTTTTAGAACGGTAATTTGGGGCTGTAGCTCAGTTGGGAGAGCGCCGCACTTGCACTGCGGAGGTCGTAGGTTCGATCCCTATCAGCTCCACAAAAAAATGAAAAAAAGCATGTACTTATATGCCGGTTATTTAGTAGATTCTAATATTAAAATAGAGAGTTATAACTATGTATGAACCAAACTTAAATAGAACTCTATTCACCATTGTATCAGACGTTATGAGACGTGGTAACGATGTTGAAGCTAGAGGTACAAAACAAAAAGAAATAACATTCTATAAGTGTGTTATTGAAGATCCAACTGATTTATTGATTGCATATCCAGATAGAAAATTCAATCCACAATATGCTATAACAGAATGGTTATGGTATCTATCTCAGCATAAAAGTACTGAGAATATTGGTAAGATGGCTAAAATATGGGATATGATTAAAGATGAAAATGGCGAATGTGAATCAAACTATGGTGAGTATCTAATTCCTTCAGGTCAATGGAGTTGGGTTACAAACGAACTAATAAGTGATCCAGATTCCAGACGTGCAACTATTGCAATTAATCAACCATATCATAAAGGTAAGAATCCAAAAGATATTCCATGTACACAGTACATTCAATTTTTTATTCGTAACAATAGATTGGATATGGGTGTGTATATGAGATCTAACGATGTCGTTTATGGTTTTTGTAATGATATATTTACGTTTTCACTGTTTCATCAGTTAATGTGCAATGATCTAAAAAATTTAGGTGTTAATGTAGAATTGGGTGAATATCATCACCATGCAGGTAGTATGCACATATACGAAAGACATTACGACATGGCAAATAAGATAATTAAGAATGATGCAGCTGTATATTACAAAAAGGAATTACCTAAAATTAAATTGCATTCTCACGTTACATTACAATATATATTATCAAAGGAACTCTATCTTCCCCGAGTTTCTATGTCAAAAGACGAAATAAAAGAAAAATCTTTAGAGTTATCAAAAATGTTATTAGAAGAGGTTCCAAATGGCTAAAAAACAATCAATATTGCAACAAGCAGATAGCATCATAAACGATAGATCAGAAGAGAAAGAAAGAATGTATGGTCCTTTCTCTGAAGGTATGCGTCGTGCTGCTATGATAGCAACTGGTATGACTGGTAAAGAGTTTACTGGTTCTGACATATACGCTGCTATGGTTGCTCTTAAGTTAAGTCGTCATTCATATTCATATAAACGAGACAATCTATTAGATGCGTGTGCATACTTAGGTGCTCTCGATAACTATGTTGACGAATTCGGTTATAAAGATACAGAAAAGCAAGTTGAATTAGGAGAACAATCCAATGAAAGTAAGTAGAATAAGAGATGTCAAACTTCCACAGCGAGCAAATGCTAATGATGCAGGTATTGACTTTTTTGTTCCTAATGATTTTGAAGGTAAGTGGTTAGGAAAGAACGAAGGAATATTGATACCGTCAGGTGTTAGAGTTAATGTTCCAGACAATCATGCATTGATTGCATTTAACAAATCTGGTGTTGCAGTAAAAAGGCAGTTATTGGGTGGAGCATGTGTTGTAGACGAAGGTTATCAAGGTGAATTGCATATTCATGTTATCAATCTTAGTCAAGTACCACAAGAAATAAAAGCTGGTGAAAAGATTATGCAGTTTATTTTGGTTCCAATGTTTTATGATGGTGTTGAAGAAGTTGAAGATGGAGAGTTATTTTCTGAAGAATCAACAAGAGGTGATGGTGGATTTGGTTCAACAGGTGTATAAAAAAATAAAAAAAGCATGTACTTTTAATTCTGAATCGTTTAGATTCTAATAAATCAATGAGGTTATAATGAAATTATCAAGAGTCTGTTCTAAGTTCAATAAAGGTAAGTGGAATCTTAGTCTGTTTGGCTATGATGAAAACAACACACCAGTCAGTAAGAAAGTGTTGTATGAAGATTACTTTTATTATGATAAAGAACACATAAAAGATGTTGCTCAATATGGATTCAGAGTAGAAGAAGGTAAGTCGTATCCAAGTTTATACGGTAAAGACGTTGTCAAAGTTTTTTATCGTTCTATAAAAGCTAAGAATCAATTGGTAAAAGCAAAACCAGAAAGAATATTCGAAGCAGATATTCTTCCAGAACAAAAGTACATACTAGACAATAAGTTAGAATGGTCTACTTATCGTAACATTATGTTCTTCGATATTGAAACATGGTATGACGCAGATGATCCTGATGGTAATATGCCAGATGCTGCACGTCAACCTATAACAGCAATTGTTGGTTATTCAACACTTGATAAAGAATACTTCGTCTTCTCATGGAATCCTGAAAAGACTAAAGATTACACAGAACCAAAGCTCATAAGTAAAGATGGTATCAACTATTCATTCTTCAGTGATGAACAAACTATGTTAGCTTCATTTATGGACTTCGTTAGATTGTCTCACGTCGATGTTCTAACAGGTTGGTATTCAAGTCAATATGATTTACCATATATTATCAATCGTGCTAAAAATATTGGATTGAACCATAAAGCAATATCTCCAATCAACGAAATAAGAATGTACAAGAAAGGTGACTATTGGAGAATCTATCTTCAAGGTGTAGATCACATCGATATGCAAGATGCATTACAAGACTTAGGTTACAATCTTCCAAACTGGAAGCTAGCAACTGCAGCTGAAACAATTGTGAAAAATACAGACGTTGAAAAGTTGAAAGAAGTAACGTGGCAGAATTGGTTAGATGATTATAAAGGCTTCATTGAATATGCAGTACGAGATGTAGAAATACTAGTTGAGATCGAAAAGAAAGTAAAGATATTTGATTTGTACACATCACTACAAGAAACAGCTGGTCTTGTTAATATGAGTCTAGTTATGAGTAAGTCAGTTGTAGTTGATTCTTATATTAAGACAGCATTCAGTGGCAATATTGTGTTTCCAACACGTGTTACTCTACCAAAACAAAAGTATATGGGTGCTATCGTACTAGATCCAGTTGAACCAGGTGTACACGAAGATATGTCAATCTTAGATTATACATCACTGTATCCAACAACTATTATGGCATTTAACATATCACCTGAAACGTTTATTGCATCTGAAGATCAGTGTACACAAGCAGGTATGAAAATTGATGATGTTATAGAATCTCTAAACAGTGAAAATATACCATTCATAGATACTGGTCATCACGAGGATCTGTTTGGTAAGCGTTATTTATTTTACGCACATGAATATAAGCTTGGTCTTATGCCTTTTCTACTTAAAAAGTTGTTTCTACAAAGAGTTGAAGCCAATAAAAAACTCAAATTGGATACTACACCAGAAGCAGAAAAGTTATCATTGAATGTTAAACAAAAAGCAATTAAGTTGATATTAAACTCTGCTTACGGTGCTATGGGCTTTAACTACTTCAGACTTTACAAACCTGAATGTGCAGACGCAATAACATTTTTTGCTAGAGAAGCATTGAAATATGCAGTTGTAAAGTGGCATACAAGTATGGATCATCCAGTAATTTACGGTGATACTGATTCAATCATGATTAAACAAAATGGTTATAGCGTAGATCAAATCAAAACTAAACTAGATGATTTTACTGAAATGCTAAAAAATGATTTCTTCAAACAGTACAGCAATACACTAAACGAAGAGTATTTTATGATGGATCTAAAGTTCGAAATGGATTTAGAATACATGTATTTTGGTAGTGCTAAGAAACGTTACTATGCAATCGAACGTGGATCTGGTAAAAGTTACATCAAAGGTTTAAACATCATTCGTAAAGATGCACCTAAGTTTGCAAAGAGTGTATTAGATGACTTAGCTGAAAAAGCAGTTAGACAGCAACTAACGTTGGAAGATCTAACAAATTTAAGACAAAAGATTCTAACTGTACCATACGAACAAATCGGTATCACAAAGTCATTCACTAAAAAGTTCTTTATGTACAACAAAAACAAACCACAACATCTAACGGCAGCAATGTGGTCTAATGAAATTATGGATGCAGGTGTAGATCACATGGATAAGCCTTTGCTATTCTATGTAAAATCTAAATGTCAAGATGATTTGAAACCTAGAGAACGAAACACAGCAATTTGCTTAAACGAAGAACAGCTTAACTTGATTGATACGAATACAGATAAATTTGAAATTGACTACGACACATGGTTTCAGAAACAAATCTTAGATCAAATCGAAGAGTTCTCTGAAATACCTTCAGTAAAAGATGTTGTAGAAAGATATAAAGGAGTTTCAGCATGAAAGTAATAAACGACACACCTAAAGGAACAAACGAAGAATCTACAGATATTGTAACATATATGGAGAAACAATATCCAGATATGACATCTGAGTTTAAAAAGATACAAAGAGAACAGTATGAATTGTTTCTTCATAAACAGCACGATTATGGTCCACAGAATATTGCAGTTGGACAACAATTGGTTAATGAAGAGGAAAAAAGATTATCTTTAATGGGTATATGGTTTAGGATAAATGATAAAGTAGAACGAATAAAGACTATACTAATGCGAGGTGATAATGGTTCTTTAGAAGGTGAAGGTTTAGTAGATAGTTATAGTGATATTTCAAATTATGGAGTTATGGCACAAGTTGTAGCTCGAGGAAAGTGGGGTAAGTAATGCCAAGAGGAAGAAAAAAGAAATATGTAAGACCAACAATTGAGTGTGAGTGTGATACATGTGGTAAAGATTTAACACAACCTTACATTCATATTGAATTAGTTAGAACTGGTTTCATAACGTCAACACCAATTGAAGAAGGAACCAAAAACAGAGATTTACCAGGTGCTAAAACTGGTTATTATTGTAATACTGAATGTTACGAGGAGTCAACAGTATAATGGAAAAAATAAGTTGGTCACAGGTTCAAATTTATAATCAATGTCCATTCAAGTGGAAGCTAAATTATATTGACAAAATAAGACCAGTAAGCGATTCTATTTACACAATATACGGTAAAGCTCTTCATGAGGTTTTACAAACCTATTTAACTGAGATGTATAATGATTCAATTACTACAGCAGATAAGTTAGACTTACCAAACCTATTGGTTGACAGAGTTAAGTTTTATTATGGAGATGCTGTAGAAGCAAGAAAGGGTTCTCATTTTTCAACACAAGGAGAACTAACTGAGTTTTGTATGCAGGGTGCAAAGGCTTTGGATTGGTTTAAGAAGAGGAGAGGTCAATATTTCTCAAAGAAGAATTGGGAGTTGATGGGTATAGAAGTTCCACTAAACACCGAATATAACGGTGTTAAGGTTTTAGGTTTTATCGATGTGTTATTGAGAAATAAACAAACAGGTAAGTTTAGATTGATAGACATTAAAACATCTACAAGAGGTTGGAAGTACGAAAAGAAAGACCCAATGAAAAGAGGTCAATTGCTTTTTTACAAAAAATTTATAGCTGAAAAATATGATGTAGATATTTCAGATATTGATGTAGAATTTTTCATAGTTAAACGTTTATTATGGGAAAAGTCTGATTTTCCACAAAAGTACATCCAAAAATTTGAACCACCTTCTGCTAATGTATCTATTAACAAAACATTTAAAACAGTTGACGTATTTATAGATGATTGTTTTAATAAAGATGGAAGTTACAAAGTAGATCAAGATTTCAAAAAGCGTGGAGTGTTGAACAAATGCAAATGGTGTGAATTTGCAGATAAACCAGATATATGCGATAAGCTTTATGTTGAGAGGGAAGATAAATGATACAGACAGTTAGATTCAATACAGGTGATTTCATAGGTACAGATTATGAAAATATGATTTGGGACAAGTTAAAAGACTGTAAGAAAAAGTCAAAATTTAAAATATTATTTTACGTTAAAGATGTTGACAGTATGAACGATATTACAAAAGCAATTATGAAACATGATGATGCTTTAGTTTATAGAACACATATTGAAGTGGAATCTAGTGCTATGAAACAAAGAGTATTTTTAGAGGTTGAAAACTCAGAAGAACCTTTGGGATCCACAGATTACAGGTTTAAAATATCAGCACCTGCGCCATTAAACTTAATAAAAGCCATAGACTTTATGGATAAACATAGATCGTTTACCGAAAATCAGGGTAAAACATTAGCTGAATTGTCTAAAAAACAAAAAAGAAACGATTCAAACGAATACGATTACAATAAAAAGTGACATTTTAAGCACATTCAACAATATATATACTATATATACTAAGAGGAATGTTATGATAAACGATATATGGAAACTCACATCAATTAAGGTATTATCTGATGTTTATAAGAAATTTAAAGATCAAGGAAAGAGTAATAACATTACATTACAAAAATTAGTTAATAGGTCAATGTATATGTACTTAAACGATAGTGATTTTGCAGAGAAAATACAAAGTGTAAAAGATCTAAAAGAAAATTACAAAAACGGTTATTAAAGGAGATTCAATGTATAAGATCGGTGATGTTCGTAATGGATACGAAGTACTACCGAAGAAAGAACGCAAGACCATTCTCTTGTTGAGTGATGACATGCGTATGACATCTGGGGTTGGAAATATGTCCAGAGAAATTGTTGTACAAACTGTTCATAGGTTTAATTGGGTTCAGATCGGTGGAGCTATAAATCATCCAGATAACGGAAAAAATGTAGACATGAATGAAGACCTTACAAAAAGAACAGGTGTTCCAGATTGTGAAGTCAAAATTCACCCAGTTAATGGATACGGTGATCAAATGTTGGTTAGAGGAATAATGGGACATTATAATCCACATGGAATTATGATTTATACAGACCCTAGATTTTGGGAATGGTTGTTTCAAATGGAACGAGAAATACGAACAAACATTCCAATCATGTACTATAATATTTGGGATGATTTACCATACCCAACATGGAACCAAAAGTATTATGATTCAGTGGATTCTTTGTTTAACATATCTAAACAAACTGTTAATATAGTGAAGCAAGTTCGATCTTCCTATGAACCATGGCAAGTAACTTATATACCGCATGGAATAGACGAAACAGAGTATTTCCCAATTGATAAGTCTTATGAGAAATATGATGAGTTTTTAAAGTTTAAATCTCAAGTTACCAGAGACGGAAAGAAAAAATTTGTAGTATTTTATAATGCTAGAAATATTAGAAGAAAATTACCAGGTGATATAGTGTATGCATATAGAACTTTTTGCGATCAGCTTACCGAAGAGGAAGCAGCTGAATGTTTATTGTTGATGCATTGTGCACCAAGAGATGAGAACGGTACTGATTTGCCAGCGTTGGTCAATAATTTATGTCCCAAATACGATGTAGCATTTTCAGATGATAAGTATGAACGTGAACAGATGAATTGGTTGTATAACTGTGCTAACGCATCTATATTGATTAGTTCAAATGAAGGGTTTGGATTAATGGGTGCAGAGACTCTTATGTGTGGTGTACCGCTAATTGTGAATGTTTCTGGTGGTATGCAAGATTACTGTGGATTTAAAAAGGAAGACGGGTCTTACCTAACTGCTGATGATTACACAATGGAATGGGGATCGAATCACGATGGTAGATACAAAGATCACGGTGAATGGGTGTTTCCAGTATGGCCAACTAGTAGATCAATACAAGGATCTATCCCTACACCGTTTATTTCAGACGATAGACCAGATTATCAAGACGTTGCAATTCAATTGTTAACTGCGTATAAGTGTGGAACTGACGATCTAAAACGAAGAGGTATGGAAGGTCATAAGTATGTGATGAATCCAGAATTTGGATTTACAGCATCTGAAATGGGTAAAAGATTCATAAACGATATAGATGATACGTTGAAAAACTTCAAACCAAGATCAAGATTTGAATTAACAAATGCTACAACCTATGAGAAAAAATTGCCAGAGTTTAATGGATTAACCAATAGTAAGGAGATAGTTGCAAATGTATAAACCAACTGTAGTAGTAACTTCACCAGCTGCAACTAGATCTGGTTATGGTTCTAGAGCTAGAGATGTAATCAGAGCGTTAGTGGCATTAGATAAGTACGACGTACATGTCAATCTAGTTCCATGGGGAGGTACACCTCAAAACGCACTAAGTCTTGACGATCCACGTGATAAAATTATTATCGATCGAATAAATTATAATATTAACTTTCAACCAGATGTGCACATTCACATAGTTGTTCCAAATGAGTTTACTCCAGCTGGGAAGTTTAACATTGGAATAACTGCAGGATTAGAAACTACATTAATACCACAAGATTGGATAGATGGTTGTAACAGAATGGATTTAGTTTTGGCTAGTTCTAACTTTTCTGCACAAACTATGCTATCAACAGAATTTAGAAACGATCAAACAAAAGAAGTTTTGAAGATTACTAAACCTGTTGGAGTGTTATTTGAAGGAGCAGATACTAATCTATATAAGGTTACAAGTGAGTGTAGTAAACCATTGAACGATACATTAAGTCAGATAAAAGAAAACTTTAACTTTCTATTTGTAGGTCATTGGTTACAAGGTGGATTAGGAAGAGATAGAAAAGACGTTGGTATGTTGGTTAAATCGTTTTTGGAGTCTTATAAGTCTGTGCACAACGTTGGATTAATTATGAAAACATCCAGTGCTACACCATCAAAGATAGATCACGAAGATCTGATGATGAAAATTGGTGAAATAAAAGCATTAGTTAAAAATCCAGATCCACCAAACATTTATTTACTTCACGGTGATCTTCACGATTACGAGATGAATCAACTATACAATCACCCAAAAGTTTCTGCACATGTTACATTTACACACGGTGAAGGATTTGGTAGACCGTTGTTGGAAGCTTCTTTATCTGGAAAACCAATTATTGCTCCACATTGGAGTGGTCACGTTGACTTTTTAGATAAAAAACACGCTATACTTTTAGGTGGAGGTTTAGTTGATGTTGGTCAAGATGCACTTCCAGAAAAAATGTGGATGAAGGAAATGAAGTGGTACATGGTTAATCATAAACAAGCTATATCTACAATGAAAAATGTTAAGCGTAATTACAGACGTTTTAAGATTTCAGCTAAAAAATTAATGAAACAGAATGCACGAAAGTTCTCGTTTAATGCTATGGTAAAACACCTAGATAATGTCTTAAATCAGAGCTTACCTAAGTTTACTCAAACTGTTGACGTTAAATTACCAAATCTAAAAAAATTACCTAAGAAGTTACCAAAATTGGAGAAGGCATAATGGAAAGAGTTGTACAATGTTCACACTGTGGTGATGAGGATAGGTGTTTTGAAGAAATGCAAGAAGGATATAGTAGCTTCATGTGTTTCAATTGTGGATTTATGAGTGATACAAGATTCACAGAGGAAAATGAAGCAAAGATGGAGAGGGACACTAGCATACTTATTAATAAGTTAAGTTGGTACGATCAAGTTAGGGAAATATATTGGTTTCCAACAGTACTAAACATGGGACAAAAGTTAGGAATGATATTTCCTGATGGAGACGAAAATAACTGGCAATGGAAATACGCAAAAACAGTCGAGATTCCAGAAGATAGAAAAGCCGCAATGGGAAATCACGATTACATGTTAGACGTAGATAATGCTAAAGCTTACGATCGTATGGATTTCTTGAGTGCGTGTAAGGATATGGGAATAGCTAAAGATATAAAATGATTAATATTTGGTGGAACAAATACTATGGATATGATCCAAAGCATCCGGATGAAGATAACTATAGAGTTATATCTGCTTTTGCTTTTGGAAGAAACTATACTCTTATATGTGTTTGGAATACGCTAAGCTTTTATTTAAATGTATCTGAAAAGTGGTACAAAATGGAATTGTTTAAATAATGAAAAACATTGCTTGGAACAGAATAAGACAAGGAGATCTAGTCCAGTTTAGGTATAAAGGATCTAGACCAAATGCTAAGGCTAGAATTAGAACAGTTTTAATATTGAACCCAAGACATCTCAAAGATGTAAAATCTGGAGGAACCGTTAGACTGATTCACGGTATGGAATTAAAAGCAGTTCCGGCAAAGTCAGGAGCATTGACAACAAGGGAAAGATCTGATATGGTTACTGCTGCTGCAGAGCAAAGGGGACTGGAGTGGAGAGAGCTGGATACATCGGTAGAAAGAATAGCTATTGTTGAAGGTACTCCAAGATCTCAGTATTCACAGATTAAGAACCTAGTTTCTAGATATGGTAACTATAGAACGTATAGGTATGATAAAGCTAAGAGGTATCCGGTTAGGTTAGATACAGATTATCCGTGGCCAAGACAGTTGATAGAAGAACTGAAACGGAAATTTAAAACACCGGGTGGTAGAACTTATTCAGTAGATAAATAGGAGGTTATGTGTTAACAGCAATTGGCGATGTAATGCGGGAAGCATACACCCGAGGATGGATAACAACAAGAGACGGTAATATCTCTGTAAAGATGAGAGGTAGAAAGACTCTGTATATTACCCCGTCTGGATGGAGAAAAACAATAATCCACCCAGAACACGTAGTAAAATTAAGGTATGAAGACAATACGAAACTGATAGTACGAAAAAATAATGCTAGTGGTGAGTTGCACATGCATCATTTGATTCAATCTGGAACATTAAGTACTACATCTGTTGTACACTTACATCCAACTTATACGATAGCAGCAATGCATGCAGGATATGATCTACAACAGGTTGCAAAGGATTTTCCAGAAATTAGTAGATATACTAAAGTAGGACCAACAGTTCCAATTATTCCACCAATAACTGAAGAATTGGGATTAGCAACTGCTGAAGCAATTGGAACACGTGAAGGTGAAGACAGTATAAAGTATGATATTGTAGGACAAAAAGCACACGGTGTATGTGCAGTTGGTCGAAACCCATGGGATGCATTTGAACACATAGAAAGACTAGAGCATATATGTCAAATTGTTTTAGCTTCTGGAAAAAGATAACAATATATATAATAAATGAAAATAAGTTACGCAGTTACAACACACAATGAACATAAAGAGTTATCCAAACTAATACCATTTTTATTAAGTAATATGCAGATCGAAGACGAATTAGTAATAGTCGATGATCATTCAGATTACAAGACTTGGGAAGTTTTCGATACGTATATTCACGATGATGCATATAATATAAAGTTTTTCGAACGATCTTTAGCAAATGATTTTGCTGCGCATAAAAACTTTTTAAATTCACAGTGTAGTGGAGATTGGATAGTTAACCTTGATGCAGATGAGATGCCAAACAAATCGTTAATGGAGAATATAAAACCATTGATTGAGACTAATCCAACTGTAGAATTATATTGGGTTCCAAGAGTTAACACAGTAGATGGTATAACTCCAGAACATGTTAGATTGTGGGGATGGAATGTTAGTGATAAGGGATGGGTAAATTGGCCAGATCCACAGCAAAGAATTTATAAAAATGCTGATCATATTCAATGGGTTAGACCAGTTCATGAACGATTGATTGGTGCAGCACAAGATGCGTATTTACCATTTGAAGAAGAGTGGTGTTTCTATCATCATAAAACAATAACCAAACAGGAACAACAAAACGAACACTATAGTAGGATAATGAGATGAAAGCATTAGTAACAGGTGGAGCAGGGTTTGTAGGAACAAACCTAATAAATAAGCTCATAAAAGATGGTCACGAAGTAGTCAGTATAGATAACTATTCAACTGGCTTTACTGAGAATCATAACATAAAGGCAAAGTATCATAATTTAGATGTAGCAAAGGTTACAAGCTATACGGCTTATATTAAACCAGATGTGGTATTTCATTTGGCAGCATTAGCAAGAATACAGCCTTCATTAAAGGATCCACGAAAATGTATAGAAAACAACTTTAATGGTACATTTAATGTTGTAGAATGGTGTAGACTAAACGGTATCCCATTAGTTTACGCTGGTTCATCATCAATGCATCATGGATTATACGGAAGTCCTTACGCATGGTCAAAGTTTGGTGGTGAAGAACTTTGTAGATTGTACACAGAAGCATTTGGTTTAAAAACTGCTATATGTAGATTTTATAATGTATATGGAGATCATCAACTGGAAGATGGAGACTATGCAACAGTTGTTGGAATATTTCTAAAACAATTTAGAGAAGGAAAGCCGTTGACAATAACATCAGATGGTGAACAAAGACGTGATTTTACACACGTAGACTTTATTGTAGAAGGATTGGCTCGCTGTGCACACGGACTTTTAAACAATACACTTATTGAGGGTGAAACGTTTGAATTAGGAACAGGTAGTAATCACTCTATAAATGAATTAGCTGACATGTTCCCACCAGATCATCCACGAGAATATGTACCAAAAAGAAAAGGTGAGTACGACTCTACATTGTGTGACATATCTCATGCCGAAGAAGTATTAGGTTATGAACCAAAGGACGTACTAAAGGATTATATAAGGAAGGAAATAAATGCTTGATACATTTGTTTTAACGTATGATACACCAGACGGTATTGTGCATAAGAAAACACAAGACATATTGTTGAATCTAAAAACAAAAGGTTACGATGATGTAATAGTTTATGCTACACCGTGGGTAGAAAGAAAGAATTTTAAATCGCTAATACCACACAGACATTTTGAACCAATTAACGTTAGTACTGAAGATTTATGTAAACGATTAGGATATGTTTACAGTCCAATACCCATAGAAACTGTTATTACTCAACTGGATGTGTATAGTAATATACATTTATTAATAGGTGGAGCAGGAATATTACCAAAAGAGCTGTGCGATACAAACAGAGTTATAAATTCACATCCAGCTTACTTACCATACGTTAGAGGGTTGGACTCTTTAAAATGGGCAATATATGATGGTAAACCTATTGGTGTTACTTCACACATAATATCAGATGAGTGTGATGCTGGTATTCTGATAAAAAGAGAGTTTGTTCCACTCTATTCGTGGGATACATTTCACAGTGTAGCTCGAAGACAGTACGATATGGAAATCAATATGTTAGTCGATGCACTAGAAGATATTAAAACAGCTGATCTTACACACGAATTATCAACATCAAAATCTGAAGCACACAGGAGAATGTCACATCAGCACGAAATGAGACTGATGAAAAGATTTAGAAAGATGATAGATAGGATACAAATCTGATGTTCCTTCATGTTGTAGGTGCTAGACCTCAGTTTATGAAGTTAGCTCCACTTGCACAACAGTTTGAAAAGAAGGAAATGAGTTACGACATATTACATACTGGTCAACATTACGATTATGATATGTCTGATAATTTTTTCAAAGAATTAGGAATTAAAGAACCAGATTATTTGTTGAATCATAATGGTAAGCCATATCCAGAATTGTTATCCGATATGATTGAGGATATTAGTTATCATATAAACCAATACTCGGATATTGTAGTTTATGGTGATACACTTTCAACATTAGCTGGAGCTTTAGCAGCAAGTTTTAATGGTAAAACACTTCACCATGTAGAATCTGGTTTAAGACTACCAAGTTTACAAATGCCAGAGGAAAGAATACGTAGAATGGTAGACGAAATATCTGATCATTTGTATTGTATATCCGAATCAGATGCGAAGAATCTATCCCATGTAAATGGAGATGTGCACGTAGTTGGTGATATTATGTACGATAATTTTTTACATAGAGAAGTTTCAGGGTCTCCATTTTATGGTACTATGCCTTATGTTTTTGTAACAATACATAGAGAAGAAAATACACGTAAAAGAGAATTAACATTTATTATAGAACAGTTAAATCAGCTTAGTAAGACTATTGATATAGTTTTTCCAGTTCATCCTAGAACACAAGCTGCAATAGACGAATATGATATAAGTGTAGAGTTTCCAACACATGACACCATGTCACAATTACAAACTTTACAATACATCAAAGGATGTGAGTATGTTATTTCAGATAGCGGAGGTATACCAAAAGAAGCATATTGGATGAAAAAGAAAAGCATCGTCGTACTAAAGGATTTAGTTTATCCAGTTTTAGAGGAACACAATTATTGTATGAGAGCTGATTATAATAAAATTTTACGTTGCGTAAATAATATAGACAAACTAGATACACCATCGTTTATGGTTAAGAACCTATTAGGATATGGTGACGCAGCGCACAGAATAACGGAGATAATGAATGCATAGATTCGGATTGATAGGAGCCGCAGGATACATAGCTCCAAAACATATGAGAGCAATAAAGGATACAGGAAACGATTTAGTGTCGATATTGGATCCAAATGATTCAGTCGGTATAATAGATAGTCATTTTCCAGAGGCTTCATATTTTTCAGAATTTGAACGGTTTGATAGACACTTAGACAGATCTAGAAGAATGGGAAAGGGTGTAGACTATATTAGTATAGCTTCACCAAATTATTTACATGATTCCCATATGAGATTTGCCTTAAAGACTGATGCACATGCAATATGTGAAAAGCCTTTAGTTATGAACCCATACGCGTTAAATTCACTCAAACAGTTAGAACAAGAAACTGGTAAAAGTGTATATCCAATACTACAATTAAGATTACACCCAAGTATTGTAAAGCTTAAGAAAAAAATTGAAAAAAGTGTTTCCAATTCTCATCAAATTGTATTAGATTATGTTACACCCAGAGGAAAATGGTATAACTATTCATGGAAGGGAAACCATGACAAATCAGGAGGAGTTGCAACAAATATTGGTATACACTTCTTTGATATGTTACTTTGGATATTTGGATCAGTTCAAAACAGTTATGTTGACTATCACACAGATACAAAAGCTAGTGGACATCTAGAGTTAGAAAGGGCAAATGTACAGTGGAGACTAAGTATCGATGCAAACGACATACCTAAAATGGGTATAATAAGAGAATGGAAAGCTTACAGGTCAATTACTATAGATGGAAAAGAAATAGAATTTTCAGATGGATTTACAGATTTACACACAGAAAGTTATAGGAACATATTGAATGGTAAAGGGTTTACAATAGACGATGCAGAACCTTCACTAAAACTTGTACATCAAATAAGGAACTCTAAAAAATGAACAATGAAAACATTATAATATACGTTTCATCTAGAAACAATTATGACATGTTAGAAGGTGAAGTGTTTAAGAATATAGATAGAGAAGGGTTTGAACTAATAAATGTAGACGATAAGTCATCAGAAGAGGAAGTACAAAAGGGTAAACAAATGTGTGAAACTGCTGGTGTTGTATTCTTAGAGAATAAATCCAGAGGTGTACAAATGGCCACAGATACTGTTGTTGATTTTATATCTGATAATAGACCAAATTGTAAGTGGATTATTTGTTTTCAACATGACATTTATCCAGTTAGTAAGAACTTCTTTTCTAGATTATCAGCATTAATAGAGACTGGACAGTTAGACGAATTTGGTGGAGTAGGGTTTAATATATTGGATAAGGGTGATTATGCTGGAAATGCTTGGGAACTATTCCAAAGGGGTGAGATGCCAATTGGTGGCATTGGGTTTGGACACCTAGGTATATCAGATAATAGTGGAAGATGGTTGGCAACAGGAAAAAATTTAACGGTTAGAAATAAACCTGAACTATTTAAAAATCCCTTTATATGTGAATTCGCAATGTGGCCGGTGGTAGGGTTAAATGTAAATGTATGGAAGGATAAAGTCATAGCTAGTGAAGACTATCAATTTCACATTTGGTATCCAGATGTAGCAATGCAATTGAACTATAATAACTTTCCAATAGTTCAGCTTCCAAGATTGTATTGTTATAACAATCAGTGGCTTAAAGAGAAATATGGAATGAATTATAATAGTGCAGTTGGAGCACAACAGGGAGACTCATACCATTTCGGTAGTTATGGTGATCATTTTACTGCATGGAAAGAGAGATGGGGTTGGGACTATGAGAATGTATACGGAACATTTGAAGCTATAAAGCACAATTATGAAGGAACGTTAATTTACGATTACTATCACCACGATTACGATAAAGGACCATTAAAAACGTACGACTTTGGAGAGTATTAAAATGAAAGTATTGGTAACTGGAGCAGCAGGATTAATTGGTAGCCACATGTGTGACTTACTAGTAAGTAATGGTCATGAAGTAATTGCAGTTGATGACCTTTCTTATGGTAACATCGATAACATTAATGAAAACGTAGAATTTATTGAATCCGATTGTTCAACTGATTTTACAAGATTATCGAATAGTTGTATGTGTGAAGTTTCGTGTGGTTGTGATATAACTGATATAGATTTCATATATCATTTTGCGTCAGTAAAAAAATTATGGAATGATATAGATGAAACAAATATTTTAGATGTAAATTTTAGAATGACAAAACGAGTTGTAGATTTAGCAATAAAAAACAATGCTCATTTAGTATTTGCATCCACTTCTGATGTATACGGAAATCACGATACATTTTTAGAATCAGATCCGATAGCAATTGGTCCTTCAAATATAGAAAGATATTCTTATGCAATGTCAAAACTACATAGTGAACAATACATTTTGAACTTAGTTAATAAACGAAAATTGAATGCAACAATAATACGTGTATTTGGTTGTGCATCGAAGAGATCGGCTAAGAGTTATTTGGGAATGCATGTTGCATTGTTTACAGTACAAGCAATTAAAGGTGAAGAAATAACAATATTTGACGATGGACTACAAACGAGATCTATATCTCATGCTGAAGATGTTGTAAAAGGTTTTTATGCAGTGATGGATAATAGTGTTCGAACAAATGGAGAAATAATAAATTTAGGAACCGATCAACAAACAACAATAAAGTATATAGCTGAATATATTACTGACAGAATACGATATTCAGGTGACATAAAATATATGCCGATGGAAGAACGATTTAAAGGATACCCAGAAATAAGGGTTAGGTTTGCAAATTTAGACAAAGCTAAGAAATTATTAAACTACAAAGTAACTAAGACAACAGAGGATGTTATGGACGAAATAATTGAGGCATGGACATGAGAGCAGCAGTTATAACACCAGTTGATCACTTACCAAACGTAAAGAAGCTCATTGATAAAAAATTAGGTGACAATAATGTGTACTATTTACAAGGTAAAGTGACTGAAGGGAACGTTGTAAATTTTGTACAAAGAGCAAAAATAGACACACTTATATGCAATCCCAATGAACAGCAATTTAAGATAGGTTCAAGAATATTAAGTAATGGAATAAAAACAATATTAACATGTTCTACAGGGTTGAATCACATAGACATGGATTGGTGTAAATTATGGAACATAAACGTTTTATCCTTAACTAACGATCATGATTTATTACAACATTTGCCTTCAACTGCAGAGTTGGCGTTTGGGTTAACATGTGACTTACTCAGAAACATTACAAAGTCATCTCAATCTGTGATAAAAGGTGAATGGAGCTACACACCATATGTTGGAAGACAGATGAGAGGAATGAAGGCTGGAATTATAGGTTATGGAAGATTGGGTTCAATGATGGCTAATTATTTTCATGCTTTCGGGATTGACGTATATATTTATGATAGAGATCCTGACATAATGAATGATCCAACGTTGCATTATAACAACTGTACGTTAGAAAAAATGTTTACGGATTGTGATGTTATAAGTTTACACGTTCATGTTAATGATACAACAATAGGAATGGTAAACAAAGAATTGATTAACAAATCAAAAAAAGGTTTTTATTTGATTAATACTTCGAGAGGAGAAATAGTAAAAGAACCAGATGTTGTAGATGGTTTAAAATCTGGTAAAATTTTAGGTTATGGAACTGATGTTTTAGAAGATGAGTTTGGAGACATAAACGATTCACCAATTGTTAACGCAGCTAGAGATGGACATAACGTTATAATAACGCCTCACATAGGAGGTATGACATTTGAAGGACAAGAAAAGGCATACACATGGGCAATAAACAAACTCTAGAATTACCACCAAAAGTATGGTTAGATGAGGAAACTATACAAAAAGCATTTGAAGAGATAGACCAGTTTCAAATAGAAATGGATCCTATGGTTTATCATGAGAGGTGGTCAATAAAGGATTGCAAAAGAATAATCATTGTTGGTCCACAGAGAAGTGGAACTACATTTACATCTAAAGCATTCGCATGGACCATGGGATGGGAAGTGGTAGATGAAGATGCATTTGATGTTATTGATGTTGATAAGTTTACAGATATAATACGAAATAAGGATAGAATTGTTGTACAAGCTCCAGCTATGACACCACATATACACAGTTTGGCAACTGAAGATGATATGATTATTTTTATGCATCGAAAGTGGTCAGATATTATAAAATCAGTGTACAGAAAGAATGGTAGATTAAGTGATTGGATATTACAGGAAACAATGTTTGACGTAGAACGTTATCATTACTGTAGATTAGATTCAAAAGCTGGAGAAGTATTTGATAAGGTAGTCGATAAAAACTCATACTACCTAAATGCTTTCTATTCTATGTGGAAGAACTATCAAAGGGATATAATACCAAACTGTGTAGAATTAGAATACGAATCGATGAGCGAACACGATTTATGGATAGACAAATCTAAAAGAGGACAATTTCATGAAAAGCAAACGACGTTATAAAATATTAACGATCATACCAGCTAAGTTAGATTCCACGAGACTAAAAGAAAAGAACATTCAGCAATTAGATGGCAAACCTCTGTTTCATCATAGTATAGATTACGCAAAGGACACACGTCATTTAAATACTATAGTTGTATCTACCGAAAGTGCAAAATTAGCTTCGATGATACCACGTGGAGTGTATCATCATTATCGGGACTCTTCGCTTTGTGGAGATGTTGAGGTAGTAGAAGTATATTTAGCTGTCGTAAAAAATTCAGATACGTATTACGATTATGTAGTGTGTCTCCAACCAGATAACCCAAATCGTAGTAACACATTAGACGAATGTTTGGATTATATGGTATCGAATAAATACGACGACCTGGTTACAGTGAATGAAAAATATAAAAGAAGTGGATCTGTCAGAATATTCAAATACGATGACTTAGTAAACGGAACAGTTTCGAAAAGAATGGGTATCATTAAAGATTCAGCAGTAGACATACATTACAAAGAAGATTTAGAGGCAATACAATGACAAAGATAATAGCAGAAATAGGTTGGAATCACATGGGTGATTTAGCTTTAGCGAAACAAATGATACAAAAGGCAAAGGATAATGGTGCTGACTTTGTAAAGTTTCAAACGTGGTCGGTTCAAAGACTTAAACATGGACCATGGGACGATGACGGTAGGTTAGAAATATACAAGAAAGCAGAATTATCTAAAGACGACCATATATCATTAAAGAATTTTAGTGAATCATACGGTATACCGTTCTTCTCATCAGTGTTTAGTATTGAAGATGCAAAACTACTAGCTAGTATAGGAGTCGACACTGTAAAAATAGCTAGCTTCGAATCACGTAACGTGGAACTCATAACTTACTGTTACTATAACTTTGATAAAATATACTTATCGACTGGTACGTCTTCAGTTAATGAAATACGAGATACGTTAAGAAGTTTAGATGTTGGAAAGTTTGTAATATTGCATTGTATATCTGCGTATCCATTAGACTATGAAAACTGTAATCTACCACGTATTGCCTCACTAAGGAAATATTTTCCAGAAGTAGGGTACAGCGATCATACACCAGGAATAGAAGGTTCAAAGGTAGCATTAGGATACAATCCAACCGTAATAGAAAAACATTTTACGATAGATCAATCCTTACCTGGTAGGGATAATAAGTTTAGCATTTTACCAGAAGATCTAAGAAAGTTAAGGGATTATATTGACATGTATGAAAAAATGAATTACAGTCATGGTGATAATTATTTACCGTGTGAACAGGAAGCAAGAGACATAATGACTGGGAGATTCGATGGATAATGTATCGGTTATAATACGTTCTAAGAACGAACAAGATCATATAGGTTTTGCAATACAATCATGTTTGGATCATCTAAACGATCCAGAAATAATTGTTGTAGACAATGAATCAACTGATGATACGTTAGGAGTAGTAAATTTATTCGTTGACAGAGCAGATATTAAAATAATATCAATTGAAAAAGACAAGTACACCCCTGGAAGATCTATAAACATGGGTGTAAAGGAAGCCAATCAAGAAGTATGTTTAGTTTTATCTGCTCATTGTCAAATAAAGGCTTTAGTTGGTTGGAACTTTTATAAGAAACTAAATGCATATTGTGCAGTGTTTGGAAAGCAAATTCCGATTTACATGGGAAAGAAAATTACACCTCGTTATATTTGGTCACACTTCGGAGAAAAAGACGTAGTTAACATGCATTCCAAAATAGAAGATAGGTTGTTTCTACATAATGCTTTTTGCTTTTATAGACGTGATACATTAATGCAGTATCCTATGCCAGAATCATATTCGGGTAAGGAAGATAGGTATTGGGCAATAGATATGGTTGGTAGAGGAGAGGAATTCTTATATTGGCCAGAACTTAGAGCTCATCACTATTACACCAATAACGGAGCAACATGGAGGGGAATGTCATGAAGCTAGCAGTTGTTACTGCTTTATACACTGATGATCCAAACAAATTATACGGTGACATAATTCATTATGAACACGATAAGGATGGTGTAGATTACATTTGCTACACAAACAGTGACTACATAAGTGAAGATTTTTGGGATGTAAGAAAGACAGATGTTTGGAGAGATGGTAGATGGTCAGCTAGAAAAATAAAAACTGCTCCACATAGAGTGTTACCAGATTATGATGCATGGCTTTGGATGGACGCACAGATATATTTCGCATACGATCCAGTATCGTTAGCCGAGAAGTATTTAGAAAACCATGATGTAGCTGTACATTCACACAGTGATAGGACTTGCATATATCAAGAAACTCAAGCAGCTCTTCAGAGACCAGGAACAAAGAGAGATACTGCTGAGATGGTCATAAATCAAGCAGAACAATACAAAAAAGATGGTTACGCAGAAGGACGTGGCTTGTACGAGAATGGAATATTGTTTAGACGAAACAATGACAACGTTGTAAAATTTAATGAGATGTGGTTTGAAGAGACGGCTAAGTGGAACACAGAAGATCAAATATCTTTTTGTTATTCTCTATGGAAGATGCCAGAAATTAAGGTTAACAGAATTAATAAAACATTTATAGCTCATCAACCACAAAATAATTTAGAGAAAACTGATGAGTTTGCTACACTACCGAGGGCGATGAGACATGTCGGATAAAAAGTTTGTATTCAAAAATCCTCCATACTCTAAATGTTTATTGATACTCAGCAACCCAAGAGTATGCGAAAAGATATTACCAATAATTCCAAAATTATCTAAAACATTTGAGATTACAATCTTCAGGATAGGTGAGTATAGTTCAAAGACTCCGTGGAATGGAGATTCAGATCCTAGAGTTGTAGATATGGAAAAGTACAAAGTATACTGTAAGAATATCATAAATGGTCCAGGATTTAGGTTTCACGGGGATAGATTTGCAGATGACTTAAATGATTGGGTTGATGTACAAGATTTTCCATTAATAATATTTGATGACTGTAAGGAAATGCCAGAACTAAAGATGCCAGCGTTGTATAGAAAGGCAAAAGAAAACGGATGTTTGGTTATTGGTAATCACCATGGAAATCAAGAGTTCAACGAATCTGGAATATTCGGTCATAATGGAATGAAGAAATCATTTGACAAAATATTTGTATTTGGGGAAAAAGAGAAACAAATATTCTCGCAAGTTTTCGATACAAACGATGTTTTAGTTGGTGGAATACCAGCTAACGATTTAATGTTTGATTTATATTACGAACATCAAACTAGTATCGGATATGTAGACAAACACATATTGGTTATACCTAATTTTTTAGGTAACAGATCTCATCCATTTTCTAGAGCATTAGATGAACAGTTTGTGAGAGATACGCAATTAGAACAGATGTCACAAGAATATGGATTGCCAATAGTCACAAAAATTAAGTCACGATTAGACGATCCAAACAGAGAAAAGAATATTGAGTACGTAATGGATTTGATTCCAAATGGAAAGGTTGTTGTAGATAGCGATGATATAAACACATTAGTTGCAAATTCGAATGTCGTGGTGAGCGCATTATCAACGTTGGCGTTTAAACCTATACAGTTTGGTAAGAGAACGATAGTAATTGAAGGAACTGGACAGGTCGGTAATTTTTACGATTACAATTATTTGGTTGATCCAACTGAAGTCGACATGATAGAAATAGTTAACAGTTTCGAACAAGATAGAGAATTTATAAAGACAACACTTGCTGGTGGAATAGATTTTTGTGCTAAAAACATATACATAGAAGAATTATTGAGGACATACAATGAAAGTAATATATAGAATATCTGATGGTGGTTACGCAAAGGAAAAACCAGACTATATAAATAACGAAAAATGTTTATTTAACGCATCACTCAGGTTTGGTTCTAGTAACATTCATGTAATTGCAGATGGTTGTGGACCAAGAACTATGAAGATGATACGTAAAGAGTTTCCAAAGAGTAGTATAACTAAAGTGCAGGTTGGTCATGGCGCAGGTACATTTAACATTGCTTTAGATATGGCATTGGATCAGTTTAAAGGTGAAGATTATATTTACTTTTTAGAAAACGATTATCTCCACAAAGGACAAGCTCGAGAAGTACTTCAAGAAGGTATAGATCTCGGAGCATCTTTTGTTGCATTGTACGATCATCCAGACAAATACTTAGATCCAAGTAAAGGTGGTAATCCATACTGTGAAGGTGGTGCTGAAGATACAAGAGTTTATTTAACGAAGACATGTCATTGGAAAGTAACGAACTCTACAACAATGACATTTGCTGCAAGAGTGGATGTGTTGAGAGAGACAGAACCTATACTAAGAAAGTGGACAACTGCAACATATCCAGAAGATTTTAAAATGTTTTTAGATTTAAGAGAGAATGGACATTTACTAATATCATCGATTCCAGGTTTTTCCACTCATGGAGAAACGGCATGGTTGTCTCCACTAACTGATTGGAGTGCACAATGATTTCTGTAATAATACCAACATATAAGGAACCAGAAGCTTTAGATCTTTGTTTACGATCTGCAGTAGAAGGAATGAAGACTAACTACGAAGAAATTATAGTAGTCGTAGATGGTACGTATGATATAAATAAAGAAGTACTTGACAAATACGAAACGGTAAAGTATATCGTGTTAGATGAAAACTACGGTACAGGACATGCAATCAATATCGGTGTTAGTTCTGCAACACAACCATACGTTTTAATTGTTAATGACGATAACGTATTTCCAAGAGATTGGGATAAGAAGTTAGTTTTATATTGTAATGAAAATTGGGTTGTAGCACCAAATCATATAGAACCGTACGATTCTATATTTGAACAGTTTCACATAAAAGATTTAGGACGAGATCCAAAAACATTTGATTTGGAAAAATTTTGGGATTACGAAGACAGTATATCTGAGAAAGAAACTGATGTTACAGGTTCAACATTTCCCGTGTTAATTTCTAAGAACGCATTTTTATATCTTGGAGGATGGGATACAAACTATCCTTCTCAAGCTGGGTTAGTCGCCGATTGGGATTTCTTTTTAAAGGCTAAGCTATCAGGTTTAAGAATGATGAGATCATATCGATCTCACTTCTACCATTTCGTGTCGTTAGCTCAGAAGTCTACACAACAGGAGGAAGCAAATAGGTTGACAGAGATAGAGTGTCATGAGTACGCTAAGTGGAAGTGGGGAGATTACATAAAACATGACCCTAAAACTAATGATAAAAGCGTATAAATACTCTATTTATTATTATAATGGAGACTGCAATGAAAAAATGTGAATGTGAAAATTGCAATTGCGATTGCGGTTGTTGTTAACAAAGGTTTAAACGGAGAACTGTTATGCCAAAAAAACCTGCGTCATTCGAATATAATGGGACGCTGATTAGAGTTTTAGATGGAGATACAATTGATGCTTACATTGATTTAGGTTTCGATCTTAAGATAAAGAAACGAATTAGGTATATGGGTATTGATACTTGGGAAAGTAGAACTCGTGATTTAGAAGAGAAGAAAAAGGGATTAGCTGCAAAAGCTCGTAACAAGGAGTTACTTGAAGCTGGTGTTTTTAAAATAATATCACACGGAACTGGTAAATTTGGTCGTGTATTGGGTGAGATATATGTTTCACCAGATGCAGTTGGACATGAGATAGCTGAGAACGTGGATAAGACATCAGATGGATTGGTTAGCATAAACGATATTCTTATCAATGAGGGACACGCATACGAGTATGACGGTGGCAAGAAGAAGGTATTTCAAGAAGAAATAGATACGGAAAAAGCTGCTAAAAAGAAAGACTTAGTCGATAAAAAAGCAGAGGAAAACGCATAAAAACATGTACATTAATCGAGAATACGTTTAGATTCTAGAATGACAGAGTTTTATATATTTCTACCAGACGATGACAAAACACAAGTACAATACGATGCTAATATTTTAGGTCGTGAAAGCTTTGGTACGTTTTATGCTGAGAGAGGTATGCAAACTTTGGAAACAATAATAGAACGGAGTCCTAGTCACTTGAAGGATACAGAAATTGTAACAGATCAAGGTACGAAATACTCCATAACAGAGTTTTTAGATCATCTAAATAAATTAAAGGTTTTGTTTAACTAGGAGAATATGATGAATATAGATTATAGCCTTTATGAGGAAGAATACGAGAACAGTGACATAGATGAGGTTAGAAAAAAGAGACATAGATCTTCTAAAAAGCTTTCTTACACCAAACACAAAGTACTAAAGGAGTCTAAAAGAAATGGAACAAAATATCCTAAAAAACATAAGCGGAATCGTTCTCGGTAGCTTACTATTATTTTTCATAGGTTGTGAATCACCGGCTGAGCCGCTCGATGACAATCATGGAACAGTCTATGTTACGGTTGAATACATACCAGAAATAGATTTAGGATCAAGTTGGCAAACTCTCTATACCATGTGGGGGTTTGCCGAATCAAATGATATGGATGTCACGTATACACGAGTCGAATGGGATTCTGATATGTTTTGGCACATAACAGATAATACAGGATATTTTAGGTTAGATTGTAGAGAATGTGAAGATGGTACATGGTATGATCAGGATGGTACAACATCAAGAGATGTTTTTAGTGAACACGTATATGTTCCAGTTACAAATCAAGTTTCATTAGTTGACGATGATGGAGAGTTTAGAAATGTATTGGCTCCAGTACAGTCAATGATTGGTCAACACATGTGGTTGTGGTGGTCTATTTCCAATACAGTTATTGATTCACAGAGAATAGAAATAAGATAGGAGTAAAAAGATGGCGAAGCCTAAGGGAGTACTAGGAGGTAACGATAGCGGTAGAACAAAGGCAAGAAAGAAAACAAGACAAGGTTTAGGAAAGGGTACGAAATACAGTACAAGATCTGGTAGTAAGCGTTATAAAAAGAAATATAGGGGTCAAGGAAAATGAAATATTATATAGTTGAAAAGACCACTGATAACATTAGAGGTCGAGTTAATGCAGTAGATGCGAAAGGTGCATCTCTTTATTATATTAATAAAAGTAAAACCACTGAAACAGAATTTAACAAACATTTTAAAGTCATGTCAGAAAAAGAATGGAATGATGGATTTAATTCTAGCTTACAAAATAGACAAAGTCATTACGAATGGTGGCATGATGAAGAAACATATTTGGATATAGACTCATGATTAGTAAAGATATACAGTATTGGAAAGACAATCACGAGTCATGGATGACTGAAAAACCATTTCGGTACTGGCAGATTGATGGTATGTTAGATGGTGCAGTACTGGATAACATAGCTGACTATGACAAGATCCAAAAAGCATGGGATTATGCTATGAGTGAACCAAACCCTTCAAAAAGATGGGGTGCATCTGAATTTTGGAATGATTTGGAAGGTAAACGAGGATTAAACAACGTTTCAGGAGATCCAGAAATCCATGGAGTTTTAAATTATTTGAACAGTGACGAGTTTATAGGTTTCCTTAGACACATAACTGGAATAGAAGATTTGATAGGTGATGATTCTTTTGCGGGAGGTGGTGTGCATATAATCCCACGAGGTGGAAAGTTAGGTGTACACTGTGATTTTAGTATACATGATGATCAAAAATTTAATGGATATTGGAGACGAGTCAATGTATTACTTTACATGAATCACGATTGGAAAGATGAGTGGGAAGGTCACTTAGAGTTATGGGATAAACCACGCAAAAGGGGTGGAGAGTGTGTCAGTAAGATAAGACCAGATTTTAACAAGATGATAATATTTGGTACTAGTGAAAACTCATGGCACGGTCATCCAACACCGTTAGCATGTCCAGAAGATAAGAAAAGAATATCACTAGCTACGTACTACTATTCAAAACAACCAAGTAGCGACACATCTAATCATTCTACACTATTTGCTGAGTCGGATGATCACCTAAACTGGATGAAGGGAGAAGGTTTAATAGATGTGTAACAGTTAAATACACTGTTCAATAATGATACATTTCTACTGTATCAAAACTATACTATGAAAAATGGGGACTAAAATGTCCCTATTTTTTTGCAGTTATAAATCCAACAATATCTTTATTTAAAAAATAATTCTCCAAAATGAGGACTTTGGCATACTTTTTGCACTATACCCTATAGGAAGACTATTAAAAAACGCCTCAAAAGAGGAAAAGGAGAACTGAAATGTTCAAAACACTACTTAACATCATAAAAAAGATGTTTAAAACAATTAAAAGCACAAGAGGTAATTCTCTTGCTGAATTCGCAGTTACAACTGCAATGATGGCAACTCTTGCAACAACAGCCGCACCAAAATTTGGAGCAGTCGGTGCTGGTGCAAAGGAAAAGAAAACTATTGCTAACATTGATAAGATTTTGACGGTTGCTAACAACTACTATAACCAAACATTATCTGAAGAGGGTAAAGGAAGATTTCCAGGACAGGAAAAATACGACGTCGCTGTAGGTGGTGTTGATTTAGCTGATGGAGCTCTAACTGATGAAACTCTTGAAGCGTACATCGAAACTGTTCTTGAACAAAAAGTATCTTATACGGATGACTTGAGTGAGTATGTTTATGTTTTCTCACCATCGGTTGATGACGATGATGCATTACAAAACGATTGGATGAGTCTTGAATCATCTGTTTCATTTGATGGAAACTCAGAAGTCGGAGCATTAGACTTCAAGAAAGATTTTGGTAACAACGGTTTATCGTCACCATTTCAGGATGGTTCTTACGCATACTTGGTCATACCAGGAAGTGGTTCAGGTACAGATGCACAAGCACCAGTTCTTGTAGTAATAGACACTGAAAACCCTTCAAAATTACATAAAACTTTAGTACCTTAATTTACAACGGACAAAGTCCAGAAAGGAAATGAACATGAACATATTAAAGAATACATCAAAAGGTTTCACATTGATTGAGCTAGTGATGGTCACAATCATTCTTGGAATCTTAGCAGCAGTCGCTATACCACGTTATCAAGACACAGTCGATAACGCTGAGGCATCAGCTGAGAAAGCATTCGCTGATATGATTTGGGCAGGATTAGAGGAACATGCAGCTGAGACATTAATGTCTACAGGACTTGAGGCGTGGCCATATAATCCACTCGAAGTGATCAACAGGAGTCGTAACGTTCAGATCAACATGTTATTGGGAATCCCAGATGTTGATGGTGAATGGCAATACAATATCGAATCTGATGGTGAAGGTAGATTATATCACCAACGCAGAAATGATGAGATATGGTATTACACTTACGATTCTCTTGCATTCGAGTTAGCTGAAGTACCTCAAATATACGAAGGACAATAATTGATAGGGGATAATTCTATCCCCTATTATTTATAAATAAATTATGTACAAATCACAAAACGAAGAATTAATTGAAATAGGTTTAATTGCAGCAATATGCTTTGTATTAGGCTTTGTCATCTTCTTTAGACCAGGAGATGACGAGCCTATGTTGCGTTCTAGTGAACCATCGATGGAAGATTTTAACTACTTTCCTCTTCAAGCTTGGCAGACTACTGATATAAGTGGTGGTGATGCAGTAAAGATCAGATATAGGGTTGAGAAAGAAAACACACGTTTGTACATGATAAACACAAAAGGTAAAATGGTCCATCAACAACCAATATCGTATGATCCATTCAGAGATGGTAGAGATAGAATAGAAACTTATGTTTGGAAACTCTATCGCACAGAATGGACATCACAAATCCCACCCGGAGAATACATGATCATAGTAGGAACAGACTATGATAAGTCTCCAACTAGAAATTACCATATAGAAGTTGACATATTATGAGATATTTAACACTTCTATTATTCGTAAGTGTTATACATTCTCAAGACATCACTCAAGTATCAGAAACAAAAAGAGGTCTTGTATACGGACAAGACTGTGATGATACAGAATATAGGAATTCTAATGGTACACCTAACTGGAAAAACTATGGTAAGTGGTTATCAGAATGTGATTCAATCCAAACGGTAACTTTAGACAGAGAATTTGCAGAAAGATCTAGAAAGAGACAAAGAGAAAAAGCAATACAAGATAGTTTAGAGTCATTAGAATACGATAACATTGATTTTGATATGGATGCTATGTGGGAAAATACTGTATGGGAAGAAATTCAAGACGTTACAGATGTATACGGTGAAACAGAACAGATAACAGCAGTTGCAGGTGTTCGAGGAGCTGAAGCAGAAGATGAAGCACTAGAACATTTATATTATCGCAGATCGATGAAAAGATTAACAAAATTAGAGTTACAAAAAGCATACGGTAAGTTAACGCTAAAAAGAGATCAACTAATTTCCAAAAAGCAAACAACAGAAAAGGTTGACCAATATTTATCTATGATAGCGGAGAAAATCGAACAATATAATTAATACCATAGGAAAAAATCATGGAACAGATTCTACAAAAGGTTGTAGGTGAATATTCATGGTTACTTGTAAGTGGTATCGCCCTCCTTTTATTTCAAAATACAATTCGAGAAGCAGTCGATGGATTAATGATCTTTCTAGGGAACGACTATAATGAAGATGACGTTGTTGAGGTTGATGGCGATCCTGGTCGTATAGTAAGGGTCGGTTTATGGAAGACAGTGTTCTTCATATACCACGTAGTAAACGGACAAATAGTAGGTGGTTCAAAACTTGTAGTGGCTAATTCAAAGTTAAAAGACTTGAAAATAGAAAAACCATTACCGAACCTAGATTTGTCAAAATATCAATCTAAAAATGAAGAATAAGGCATTTCTTTGGATAAATGCTGTTTTGTTTTATGATTTGAGCAATCTCAAACTATGGAATTCCAATAGTAATAGAGAACGTATACTTGAATGGATGAATAATAGAAAACCTCTCAGTGTTAGGATCAAAGAGTATAATAAAAAATCTTAACTGTTATCCCACCACATCTTACACAGAAGACATACGAAGAAGATATAAAATAGAGTTGATAACCATTCCCAAATGTATATAGGTATTTCCAAAATAGGAGAGGGGACCAGAGGTCCCCTCTATACTTCCTATTTATTTACGGAACAATCCAACTAATAGCAATAAAGCGACTAACCCAGCAAATCCAGATTCACCGAATTTACCTATTATTGCTGTTAGGTTACCAATAACATTTACACCGAAGACACCGCTGCCAAAGAGGACTTCTGACATTGCGCCTACTGCCACAAAGGACATGAGTAGATGTACAATATCATCTATCCACACCTTGACCATTGTTATGGCTTCTTTCATTTGTTATTCTCCATTTGTTCCAAAGAAAAAGAGGACCTGTCGAAAGTCCTCTCAAGGTTAAATATGTGTATATTTTTAAGAAAAAGTGAAAAAAAGCATGTACATTAACCGGGTAAATCGTGTAGATTCTATATATACCAGAGAGGTTACATGAATAATTGCAAATCGTGTGGTAAGTTTATGCCACACACAAGGATACATTTAGGATACAAAGAATGTACTAAATGTAGTGATGTGGAGAAGTATTCAGCTCACATCGTATATCCACACAAGACTGGTGGTTATGTACAACCAGTAAGTAGTGATACTAAAAATAGTCTACGTAGAATGGATAGACGTAGTGTTGGTGGTAGTAAGGTTGCAAAAGGTAGTGGATCATGGGATAGATGGTTAAAAGATTATTACGCTAACAAAGAAAAGAAAAAACTGCGGGTGTCGTATAGTGGTAATACCTCAGCCTTCCAAGCTGATGCTGTCGGTTCGATTCCGTCCACCCGCTCAATCAAAGATGTTATGAGAACTGCTATTAAAATGTTTATCAAAGATGGTTATCATAAGAGTGTCGACTATGTTAATGATCTATATTCTAAAGACGAAATCACATTGATCACCAAGTCTAATATAAACAACCATTTAACATTTGTACATTCACATAATAAAAAGCAGCAAAGGATATTGTTGAGTGAAGTATTATAGAAAAGACGATATGTTTTTAATCACTGGTCATCAGTTAAATCAGTGTATATGGGCAATAGAAATGATGATGGAATTATTTCAAGAAAATGAAGATATGTTAATAAAACTAGGGAGGTTACATAGTGAAGTAACAAAGAAAATGAGCTATATGGAATTGTTAGATTCGTTAGGAATTCCACAAGCACCACCAGAGGATGAAGTCGGATGGGCAGATTTTTTAGGTGATTTAGGTTTGAAACCAGCTGATAAGAAGGGAGGAAAGAAGTGATCAATCCTCCCATTCATTCTTATCTAAACGCAATAGGTAACTTATATCTAACTCTAACTGGAATGCCATTTTGATGAGCAGGAATATATTTAGTATCCATTACTTTCTCCAAAATAGCGGTGCTGTAACGTACATCAAAAGTGTCTACTACGATAGCGTCTTCAACGTCGCCATTCTCATTAACGATAAATTCAACATGTATGGTACCACCTTTATAGTATTGGTGAGTGGATGGTAAATCTGATACGTTCAATTCAAATGGTTTTTTTGGTATGGGTGGATGGCTTCCTTCGACCGAAGGATTTTGGGCAGCCACCATGCCCATCAATAACAAACAACCTAATGTCCTCATTTTGTTTCTCCGGTTTAATGGGGTTAATGTTAGTCTCACAAATAATTACGTAATTAACGTTATATATTAAAGGAAATAATATGAAAAAACTAAACTTTTCAGTAATTCACATCATTTTAGTTCTGTTGGTGTTCTTATACGAAGCACTAAGTGCACAAGAACCATTAGAAATTGTACCATACAGATTGGTTCCGAGTGGAGACGTTTACTGTCAAATATCCATTGAGATTATTGAACCAATAACATTTAAAGATTTGCCCGATATATATAAAAGTGAGATCATAGAAATATTATGGGATAGAGTTGTGTATGAACAAACAAGTCCATTTGCAATAAACGAACCATTTCAAGTGGACGACAAATATTATCAATTAGTAAGGGTTCCAAATAACGGCGACAGGTGGTATCAAGGTCCATGGAATCATAGAGAATAACATATCAAAGGAGAATCAAATGTCTGTAAAAGATAAAATAGTAATCTTCGACTTAGACGGAACATTAGCTAACACAGATGAACGTATGAAGTTAGCAACAGCAAATAAGACTAGAGAAGCCGACTATAATAAAATAAATTGGAATGTGTTACACGATCCAAAAAATATAAAGTTAGATGTTCCAAATATTCCAGTTGTGACTATGTGTAAGTTACTTTACGATAGTGGAGCATCCATATACATATTCAGTGGAAGATCTGATAGAACTAAGTTAGCCACAAAGATATGGTTAGAAGAACACGACATTAAGTATCACAAATTGGTTATGAGACCTTCAAACAAGAAGGAACTCTATATTTCTGATGAAGTCTTAAAGTATAGAATGTTGGAAGATCATTGTCCAGATAGAAGTAAGGTTTTGGGTGTATTTGACGATAGACAAAAAGTGGTTGATATGTGGAGAATGGAAGGATTAACATGTTTTCAAGTAGATTATGGAGATTTTTAAGCGAAAAAAAGCGAAAAAAAATGAAAAAAAGTGAAAAAAAGCATGTACAATAACCGGTTTTGTTTAGTAGATTCTATTATAATTTAAAAGAGGTTACTAAATGACAAGAATAAATCAAAACTCAAACTATTGGATCGGCAACATGACAGGTAGTGTCGATGCTTGGTGGAGAGATGAAGAAGTTACCAAGAAAAAAGGTAAAGACTTAATCGCTCTCGCTGGTTATCGTAAAGCTATTTCTAACTATGTCAACATTGTTACTGGTCGTAGTGATATTAAAGTAAAATTTCAAGGTAGAGATAGTTACACCGATGGTAAGACTGTAACTCTAGCTTCTAATCTTAACGATAAGAATTTTGATCCTTCAGTTGGTTTAGCTCTTCATGAAGGTAGTCATATTGTACACAGTGATTTTGATTTCTTAAGAGATCTTAAAACTCATATCAATACTAGATATGGTATTGATTACGGTGGACTTGTTTATCAGTCAGATGAATGGTCAGATTACCAAGATATGGTTCCAAGAATCAAGAGTCTTCTTAACTACATCGAAGATCGTAGAATCGATTATATGACATTTAAATCTGCTCCAGGATACAAAAATTATTATCACTCAATGTATGATAAATATTTCAATTTCAGAGCTATCAATAAAGGTCTTAAGTCTAATGACTATCGTGATTCAAGTGACTACGATCATTATGAGTTTCGTATCATTAACTTTACTAATCCTAATACAGACTTAGATGCTCTTCCAGGATTGAGAATCATTTACAATACTATTAATCTTAAAAACATCTCTAGACTGACTTCGACTGAAGATGCTTTCAACGTTGCGTGTGACGTATACGATATTATCATGAAGCATATGACTCCAAAAGAAGATGTAACCTCAGAAGACGGTGAATCAACCATCGACGAAAATGGAGCTGAGACTGCTTCAGATTCACCGTCTTCATCTAATGGTAGTGGTACTGAAGTTGATACTGACGATAAGTCAATGGAAGCTGAAGGTGAATCAGCTCCTTCAACTGATCAAGAACTTTCCGATAAAGAACACTATCAGATTGATAAAGCTATCGAAAAGCAAAAACAGTTCACAGACGGTAAGATTAAGAAGACACAGCTTTCAAAGAAAGATCAAAAAGCAATTAGTGCAGTTGAGAAATCAGGTGCTTATCACAAAGAAGTTGAAGTAGAAGCTGAAGACTACTACGGTAATAAGACTAACAAAGCTGTAAAAGTAGTTGTACTACCTCGTATCGGTCAAGAATTAGTAGACGAAGTTGAAGGTAGTTGGAGAAATGGAAGTATTGCTCACTCAATCATGTCACGTTACAGATCACAAGATATGGAAGCAAACATATCAAATGGTATCCTTCTTGGTAAGAAACTTGGTCGTAAGTTACAAGTTCGTAACGAAGAACGTACTACTAAGTGGACAAGACAAGAATCTGGTCGTATCGACAAGAGATTAATTGCTGAGTTAGGTTTCAACAACGGTAACGTATTCTCACACTCATTCACTACAAAGTACAACGATGCTTATCTTCATATCTCAATCGATGCAAGTGGATCTATGAGTGGTAGCAACTTTAATAACGCTATCAAAAGTGCAGCTGCTATGGCAACTGCAGCCGATATGGTTGGTAACATTCACGTACACGTTAACCTAAGAACTACAGTAAACGATTCACAAGATCCATTACTTGCAGTAATCTACGATTCAAAAGTTAACAAGATCGTACACATCAAAAAATATTGGAAGTATTTAGACGCTAAAGGTACTACTCCCGAAGGTCTATGTTTCGCAGCTATCGAAAAGCAAATCATGAATGATTCAAACGGTAGAGATTCATTCTTCCTTAATCTTTCAGACGGTATGCCATACTACAGCAACAGTGAGATGAGTTACTCTGGAAGAGATGCAGTCGAACATACTCGCAATCAAGTTGATAAATTTCGTAAGACTGGAATTAACATCTTATCATTCTTTATCACTGATGGTCGTTACGAGAGAGATAGTTCAATAAGAGATTTCAAAAGAATGTACGGACAAGATGCAACATTCATTGATCCTACAAATCTTATTAGTTTAGCTAAGGTTCTCAATAATAAATTCTTAGCTAGCTAGTATTTATTTATGAATCTCAAATCTATGGACTACACATGAATGCAAAAGACAAACAAGATCTCGAACTAGTACACTACCGTCTAGACGAGCTTGATAAAAAGATGGATCAAATGAGACACGATATGTCTATGGCGCACGGTAAGACCGATGCATCGCTGAGCTTTCTAAAAGAAAATTTATTCAATCCAAACGAAGGGTTATGGGCAGAGACAAAACAAAATACACAGTTTAGAGAAAATTCACAGAAGTGGAGAGGTGTTATTGGAATGGGTTTCGTAGCACTAATCATCGATAAGGTTTGGGAGATGTTTACATAACTAGTTACAATAAGGGTTTTAAAGGAGTAATCAAATGGCAATAAAAGTAGTAGCAGAGAGACACCCTCCAGGGGATAGATGGGTCCTAACGGAAGATACTTTAGATGGAAGAGAATCTATGGTACATCCTTCCCTCACAGCCGCACTCAACGAGGTGTACAAGACGACGGGTGATAAGGTTTTCACGGTCGACGCGGGCAAAGGCCGAATAACGGTCGACGAGGACATCCAACACGGTCCGCGCACATGGGACTTGTACGGAGAGCACGGCAAGGACCTATTACAGGGATAAACGATGCGCATACTATTTCAACTCCCCGGTACCCGTGGAACGAAAGTAAGATGGGATCGCGTGGAAGAATGGGTGATCCTTATGTGGGAGAACCGTAACGAGTTAACAAATTTGCAGTTAGCGAAAGGATAATAATGCAGAACATACCGCAACAAGGAACACCATTACAGATAGATCCAAGTACACTCGAAGACGTAGGATGCAAGGAGTGTGGATGCCTCTTATTCGAGTCAGCCGTTAGAATGAAACGAATATCCGCTATACAGAGCCCAACGGGTAAAAGCGAACTAATTCAACTTCAAGTAAACGTGTGTAGGGACTGCGGAGCCGAGGTGGATCCTAATGAGCTGGCAAAGTAAAGAGGGACTCGTAATCCTAGGTATCACGGTACTAATGGTCCCCGTACTGTGGATGGCGTGGCAAGTCCTGTTTTGGGTACACGTTATCGGGTTTATCAGTCTAGTAATATGGAGTATATGGTACCGCTAATATAGGTCTAGAGGTTATAGAGTTTGTCGCACCCCAATCGAATATGGAGCCGATATAGCAGCACTGGTCTTTGTGAAAAATGTAGACTAATCGATACTTATTCATAAGAAAATCTATGATCCAGGAGAGTATGGTGAGTAAGCTCGCGTTCGTTCAGAGAAAATTTTTTTAAGCCAAGGTGTCATATATACTATGCCAAAATATCTTACAAAAAAGCAAGCCGCGGAAATGTTGCACATGACCGAGTCTACCATAGACGGGTACAGGAGGAAAGGAGTCCTTCCCTATATAAAGATGGGCGTACGCAGCAACAGCAAGGTTTTATTCGACGAGCAGGATCTGATAGACTTTATGGAGCGGCGTAAGGTTAACACTCATCTAAGGAAGCACGGCGACGGTATAGTGTACAATTCAGGCTTTAAGCCCGGCGGCGGGGTAGTAACTGGTAGTATGGAGTCCCGCGGTGTATCCGATGACTACTACGACAAACCTGATGATGAAGAGTACTCCGACACCCGAGACTATTCAGATATGCCTCCCGATATTTATTGAAAAAAAACGCATTTTTTTAAAAAAAAGCATGTACATTAACCGGTTTTTACGTGTAGATTCTAATAGAAATTAAATAAAGAGGTTACCAAATGAACTCAAACACAAATGTAATAGTAAAAATTGAAACTGTCGGCAGTCGCACCAGAGCAGTATGTCAAAATGGCACTGACTACTCTAAGGAGATGCCGTCATATAAACGTAAACAGATCTTAGCCGATACTGGTTATGCAGTACGTAAGACTGGTAGCACTGGGCGTATCTTTTGGAGGCCTGCTACTAAGTCTGAGTGGGATGAACAAGCTGTAGTCGTCACGGTTACCGAAGACGTCAGCGAAGATCATAATGACATTTTGTCATATATACACAGTTCTTACAAGCTTAAGCCAAATAGTCTTATCATGAATGAGGTTAAGTGGAAGTACTTAGTAAGATCTGCGATGAGAGGTAAGAACATTATGATGACTGGTCCCGCCGGGTGTGGTAAGACTATGGCTGCAAAGAGTCTAGTTAAATCTCTCGACAGACCTGAGTTCTACTTTAACTTAGGTTCCACACAGGATCCACGTGCTACCCTTATCGGTAATACACATTATAACAAAGAGAAAGGCACTTACTTCTCAGAAGCGCTTTTCGTTAAAGCTATCCAGACTGAGAACGCGGTTATATTACTCGACGAGTTATCAAGAGCTCATCCTGAAGCTTGGAATATCCTTATGACAGTACTAGACGAAGGACAGAGGTATCTCAGGTTAGACGAGGCTGACGGCCAGGCTACTATTAACGTAGCAAAAGGCGTTACTTTTATCGCTACTGCTAACATCGGTAACGAGTATACCGCGACAAGGGTTCTCGACAGAGCTCTACTGGATAGGTTCACACAGATTGAGATGGACGTCTTGAACAAAGAACAGGAAGTAAGCTTACTAAGTGGGTTATACCCAAATGTAAAAGCCGAATTAATCGAAAACGTGGCAGAGCTTGCATTCATTACACGCAGCGAGTCTAGTTCGGAAGAGGGCAGGTTATCCACCCATATAAGTACCCGATCCACAGTAGAGATAGCAAGCTTGCTCTACGACGGGTTTACACTGACTGAGTCTGCCGAGGTAGCAGTACTTCCCAAGTTCGATGCGGCCGGTGGAGTCGAGTCGGAGAGAACCTTCGTCAAGCAGCTACTGCAAAAGTACACTGACGACGGTTCATCCGACGAGCTGTTCGAAGACGTAAGCGAGGAAGCTTAATTGAGACTGGTAACCTCAAGTCCCCAGGTAGGTGGCCCACATCGGGCCGCCCCTGGCGGAAATCGGAATCGAATTACTTTTTTTATACGTGCACAAGCCTATTTTACCACCACGATGATTTTATTACCCCAGGTTGAATATATACACCCATTCATATAATATGAAGAAACCTACTAAACATAAAAAATGCTCGCAGTGCGGCAAACGGCTAGACGGCAGGATGATATTCTACCCTAAGCTTTGCCTGTTTTGCGTAGTGGAAAAGACAAATGGAGGAACATTAACATAATGGACTACAAAAGCCTTTACAACCTAGACGATCTTTGGGCCCGACGTAACCCTAACACGGTGCTCAAGGAGGCAGGAGAACCTCTAACCAAGACCCTAATCCGCAGGATCCTCCGCTGGGCAGAGATGGCCAAGTCTGAAAAGACAGGTCAGCTTTACCTACACACCGACGAGTTCAAAGCAGATCTACACTCGGCTGTAGTATTCGATAACTTCGAGCACTCCAAGACCGGGTTATCTAGGGCCGAGAAGACTCAGGCTAACTGTCTGTGGAAGAAGTATGCAGTGTTCGGTAGGTTATCGGTACCAAAGACCGCAGCCACCGAGGGTCTAAAGCAGTTCTACCCCAAGAACAAGATAGCCGCTATCAAGGAGTACAGGGCCTTTACCGATAAGTGGTACGGTCACACTGTCAGTCTCAAGTCCGCTAAGGATTACGTAGACGCTTTGTGGGACAAGTGGGACTTAGAGAAAATTAAATAGCATTTTGAGAGATTTGAGTAATATATATAATAAAGAAAGAGGTTTCTAATGAGTAAGGTTATAACAAGTCCCGCGACTAACATACCCATGCACGAGAAGTCCCACGTAAGGGGTTGGTCTCTGACATGGGCCGATCGTTTGGACGCGGACATAAACGAACGCTGTACCGAAGAGGTATTGAATTACGATACCGTGTACCTCGACCATGGAGTTAACTGGTCCGGTGCCTTAAACCTGTTTGCTGGTGCTGGAGACGAGGTTTGGGAACGCTTCGACCGTTTGATGGGTGTGTCGCCCGACCGCGTCACGAGTTTGGATTGGGAGATGCCCGATTACGGTGCGTTCTTGGCTAAGAGACTCAAGGCTGCGAGTACGAGTAAAAAGATTACCGAAGAGTGGTGCAAGCAGTTAAGCGATTGGTGCTATCACGTACCTTACATGGATCATGCTGGTTTGGGTCACGAGTGGTTGTGTTGGGGAGATTCTCATACTCCTGCTTACGCACCTTCCAAAGCTGCTGTTCTAAAGAAGGATGGAAGAACGCTTTACGGTGTACTAAAGGAGAGGTTGCTCGACGATATCGAAGTGGCACCCAGTGTGGAGGTAATAACTCTCAGTTTGGGAAGCATCGATGTACGTCATCACCTCTGTCGACCCGAGTCTGTTGATCTCGGTAAGCTGTTAGAAGAGTACCGTGTACAAGCTAATCGCTTGCGCGACCGTATCGGCGTGACCGTCGAAATTGGTGCCCCGGTGCCCGTCGAGTTCGAAGGTCGTAAGATTCCTAAGACTGGTTTCTTTAAGGGTACACCATTCTACGGAAGTAGGGATGAAAGGTTTAAGAAGACGTTTGAGATAATGAATACTGTTAAACAGTGGGACTTTCCTTTGATTGCCCCACCAGTCGAGAGGTACACTATGGATGGGGAAGAGTACGCTAAAACTTACATGGAACTAGGTGGTTCTGTACACACAGCACCTCCATACTACAGGAGAAATTCAGAATGGGTGACTTTATAATGTGGGCAGACGGTCTATCCATGATTCAGTTCAGTGGACTGATGGTGTTTGGTATAGCATTCATACATTTACTAGAAGACATTCACAACAGGTTTAAGTAGTGTCTCATAATAATCACATACTTGATGGAAAGAACAAGGATCTTCAGGAATACACGAGAGAGTGGTACCTGAATCAGACTGATGGATGGGAAGATCCTTACGGTACACCTGAGGTAATTCAGCACGAAGGATTCAATGTGGTTAGGGACGACAAGATAGTGGGAAGTAAAGCAAGGTTTGGAGATTACCTCATAAGCCAAGTCAAGGAGGACACTATTGTTTATGTGCAGCCAAGGAAGGGACTAGCAGGAGTCTCAATACTTGAAGCTGCGAAGAGGTACGGTAAAAAGGTTGTATTATTCATGCCCTCATCAAAACGAGTATCGGATCATCAAGCTGTGTGCATTGAGAGAGGGGCCGTACCAAAATTTAGGAGAATTGCGGCCATGCCTAATTTAAATAAAATGGCCAAAGAGTACGCCGAATCAACGGGTGGTTTTTTTGTACCACTCGGTTTATACCACCCGTTAGTAGTTGCTGGAGTGGTAAGGGTGGCGGATACTATAGCGAAACAACATGGAGAACCCGAAGAGGTATGGTGTGCCATATCAACTGGAGTCCTTTCAAGAGGATTACAAATCGGGTGGCCAAACGCTAAGTTCTATTCTGTCGCTGTATCTAGAAACCTCAAAGAAGGCGAGCTAGGTAGATCAGATGTAATATCTGATCCGCTACCCTTTTTAAAAAATGAAAAGAAAGATTGGTGGCCTCCGTTTCCAACTGTGTACAATTACGATGCAAAGGTTTGGAAATACATGAAGCATAAAGGAACAAAGTCGGTAGGTGGTAGTACAGGTGCATGGATGTGGAATGTTGGAGCGGAGCCAGATTTGATAGACGAATCTATCTACGATAGAATAGATAGCTTTAGAGAATGGGGAGAAATAAGAGATGAAGGATCTAATTGAAAAGGTACTTAACAAGTACAACGTAAAACATCATGATCTTAGTACTAGAACTTTAGCTGAATTGATAGTTGCTCATATGACTGTTGGAGTAGATGGCAAGAAAGGTTGGTATTGGGATTGTAGCACATATGATGGTCAGGACAAAGAAACGGAGAAGTTCATAAAGAAGTATGAAGATTTCAGTATTAGATAAGGGATTTGTAGAACTAGTAGATACGTTAGGTTCAGATCTGACTGTTGTTAATTCTGCAAGAGTTTCATTCGGTAAAAGAAAAACTAGCTTCGATAAGCAAGACAGGGCTTTAGTAAGATACTTAGCTAAACATAAACACTTCTCACCGTTTAGGCACATACAAGCACAGTTCCACATTAAAGCACCAGAGTTTGTTATGCGACAGTGGTATAAGCATGTAGTTGGTATAGAAACATCTTCTAGTAGCTCAACAAAGGACCACGCTTGGAATGAGATCTCAGGCAGATATGTAGAGGTTAAAGACTTCTACACACCAGAGGTTTTTAGACAGCAATCTAAAGATAATAAACAAGCAACTGAAGGTGCAGTGGAAGATCAAGAAAGTGTATTGCAATCGTGGAAAGATGCACATTGGTATGCAAACCTTTACTACAAAAGTTTACTAGATGCTGGAGTTGGTAAAGAACAAGCACGAGCAATATTACCACTATCACAATATACTGAAGTTTATTGGACTGCTAGCTTTCAAGGTATTATGAACTTTATAGAACTTAGGTACGAGAAGACTGCACAAGTAGAAATACAGGTTTATGCCGAAGCTTTATTGAAAGTAATGGAAAAAGAGTTTCCAGAAACTACTAAAGCATGGACCGCAAGAAATGAAAAATAAGTTTGATATACAAACACTGAGTAGAGTTTATAAAGCACAGACTCCATCTCCGTACATAATATTAAACGATTTTTTAGATGAAAGCACAGCACATAAATTAGCAGATGAGTGTGATCTTATAACTGAAAAGGATTACGACGTTAACAGTGATGGTGAGTATGACAATCATGAGCACAGCAATTTAAAACGTGGTGTAAAGACTATAAGTAAACTACCTCCTAACATGCAATATATGTGTCGGTATTTCAATGGAGATAAGTTTATGGAGTGGCTGAGAAAATTAACAGGTAATTCTGGATTGGTAGCTGATGACAGCTATCACGGTGGAGGTTATCATCATACATTACCAGATGGTCACTTGGAAATACATAAAGATTTTTCGTATCACGAAGAATTAGATATGTGGAGAAAGGTAAACATACTGTATTACCTGAATAGGGATTGGAAACCAGGAGATGGAGGAGAGTTGGAAATATGGAGCAAAGACTTAGCAGTTAAGCATATCTCAGTACAACCCATTTTCAACAGAGCGGTTATATTCAATGTTGATGGTACACCACATGGACACCCAAACCCAACTAAAATTGATAGGAGAAGTTTAGCTTTCTACTATTACGATAATGAACCAGTTTCTGAGAAAACTACAAGAGCTCATTGGAGAGAAGGAGATAAATTGGTATGAGTATAGAACCAACCAAATACTATGATAATTTTTTAAAATACTTTGACTTGGCCAAGAAGCAGCAAGAAGACTGTAACTTAGGATTTACACCTCATCAGGAATGGGATGGTGGAGATGACTTAATGTGTCAAGTGGAACTATACGATGTTGTAGAACGTAAGTATGCAGGTTTTAGTCAGTTAGTAAACGATGTTTTTTACGGATATAACGAGGATCATCCATACTGGCCAAAGATGCAAAAAGGATTGATGTCTCCTCAACGTAATGTTGTATCTCGTGCATGGCAAGATAAGCGTTCTATTTTTGGATTACCAGAATGGTTGTTTGTTTTTATGGTACATAGATTAACTGGTTCAGCAATCAACTATGCGCAGAAACCTTCAGGATACCACAATACAATCATACCTCACTTTTACTTGGATAGTACGATAGAAGAAATGACCGATAGAATAAAGAGTGGAAAGCACGAACCGTTTTATACATCTATAGGATACCAATTTCCAGCTTTTCCTAAACCACCAGAAGGATCAGAGTATAAACGAAACGGTGATTACTTCATGGTTGAACACGTTCCGAAAATGGTGAGAGAGTTAGCAGAATGGTTGGAACAGGGAAACAAAAGAGAGATACGAGAAATAGGTGATTGGTTATTTGATTGGAACGTGAAAAATGGATTTCGTAAGTTCAAATTTCAATATGCTGCATTCATATCTGATATAGCTGATTGGTTTCCACAGTATGTCGTTAGAGAGTCTATGTTCTACTATGGCACTAACGCAGTAGAATGCATTAAGTATATGGCAAAGCCCACTTCTAGGATGAATAAAGAGAAGTTTATGGACGAAGTTATGGAAATGGTTTATCGAGATACAGGTTCTGTACCATATAATGCCGAAGATGTCATGTGTGATAGCATTAGGTGGATAGAAAATTATATTAGACCTGGAGAAATGTACGATCATTTAGATTTTAACAAAGTGTGGGGAACATCTAACATTGTTGATCATCCAACGGGTAGACAAAAAATGATGTTGAATCTTGGGTTGGTAGAAGACTTTAACGAGTTCAAATCATTCCCATCTGATACTAAGGTTTTAGATATGAATAATATGACAGTTGACGAGTATAAAGAGAAAGTTAAACTATACTTATCCTAAAGGAGTTAAGTTGAATATATATGATTACACGATACAAATAACTTCTCAACCATGGTTCTACATTATTATGGGTTATTCAATGGGTTTTTTTACCTGGTACTTCTATGCTCAAAGATTAGAGAGGATTTATAGGAAGCACGTAAAAGAATTGGAGAAAGATTTAGATAGAACCGAAGATGAGCTACAAAGTGTTTTGGTCAAATACGGAGAACACGAAATAGATTATACACAAAACATTTGGGTTAATGACACGGAAAAGCCGGAATCATGAAGGATGGAGTAACGTACAATAAACCTGGAAATGAAGTGTTCGTCAGATCTGAAGGAGATTTGATATATGTTATTTGTAGTAAAGAGAGACAAACTGATAACGTTGTGAGTAGAATGACAACTAAAAATTGTAAGCTTGTAGGGTATGAAGAGTGGGACGAAGGTGAAGATATGAAGTGGATATTAAAGTTTGCAGTGTTAGATAAATATGATGTTGAACCAGAGTTAAATTAATGTTTAAAAGAATATACGATTTTAATGATACGATAGGTGTCTTTCCAAATGCATTAACGCAAGGAGAATGTGATGCAGCTATACAACACTTCGAAGATAATATAGAGAACACATTCGAAGGCGAAACAGCTGGAGGAGTAAGGCACGATTATAAAAATACCAGAGATCTTACCATGTGGGACGGTCACATGTTTGATTTGTTCTGTGTCAGGTCTAACGAATACGTTGACAAATATTTAGAAGGTTATGGTAAGCTAAGTGAGTGGGATCCATTCTGTATGTTTATCGAAGGATCTCATTATCCATCGTGGCAAATACAGAGATATATAAAAGATGAGGGTCACTACAATGCATGGCATACAGAAGAACCACAGCTAAAAAAGTTTTGTAAGAGAATGTTTGTAGTTATGTATTACTTGAATGATGTGACCGAGGGTGGTACTACAGATTTTTTGTATACAGATTTTAAAGTTACACCTAAAGCTGGTACATTTTGTATTTGGCCTGCGGGTTTTCCATATGTTCACAGAGGCAGTATGCCTATTAGTAACAACAAATACATAGCAACAACTTGGTTATTATCAAATCACGGTGAATAAAAAAATACAGAAGTTATTTGGATCAATGGACGAAGATGTCCAAGAAAGTATTAAATTTTTAATCAATACGCTTCAAATTAAAAGAGTAAAAAACTTTAAAAAAAGTGAAAAAAAGCATGTACTTTAATCCCTGAAACGTTTAGATTCTAGTATAATATACAAGAGGTTACTAAATGTTAAATACAAAAGAAACAGTTTTCAACGCTAACGACAATATAGGTGTCGATGAAGTTGGAAATGGTGTTAGAGAAGTTACAATTGCACAATTACTATTTGAAGGTAAAATGCTTGCACATCCAGAGCGTGATGAAGCAATTGCTAAGAATTATGAAATTACAGTGGATTGGCATCTTAATGGTGATGATATTGAGATTGACCAAATCTGGAATAGTACAACTGGTGAAATCTACAGAGAGTACAATGATCTACCAGAAAATAGGTTATGGAAACCTGGCGATGAATTAGTTGTTTGTTCTTTATTAATGTGGGGAGATTTAGCACATGGATACAGATAAAATATTAGAGTTTTTAAGAGACTTAGAAGGTACGCTAACTGATGCGTATAATACTGGTCATGATGGTGAGATCAATAGTGATTCATTATATTACATTGATGAAGCTCATGGCAAAGTTGTAGATTTAATAATAGAACTAGAAAAGGAGTAATATATGTATAGTGATTGCTGTGATGCTACAATAATACTACACGATATATGTTCAGATTGTCATGAACACTGTGATGTTTATGATGATGAAGACGAAGAGTCGTACGTTGATAGTTTATTAACGACTGGATTTAATTAAAAATAATTGAAAAAAAGCATGTACAATAACAGGCTTTTACGTTTAGATTCTAATATAATAAATAAAAGAGGTTACTAATGATAAACTTAAATAACGATTTCGTTTCAACTGAAGTAGACTTGGACAGAGATGTTCCAGGTGATGAAGCGTTTTTTGCACATAATAACATGTTCGATCCTAGTGAAGAAGATCTAATAACTGGAAATTTTGATGTTGACGTTGATGAAGATGGTCCATTTGTTACTTCTAGCGATGATGAGTTTGAAAGGTATTTAGATGAACATCCAGATTTTAATGCTGCTCTTAATGGGCATGCGGATTTTATATTCTAATGTTAGAATCGATATTAGCTAAGCTTAATCCAGACGAATCTGTTTGGATTAAGCGAGAGTTAAGTAAAGACCCATATAGAAGAGAAGAAATGGTTTCTTTACTTCTTAATGTAGGTAACACAGGTTTTGGTCATAAATGGGATGGACAAGGTCCATTCGAATCTACATGTGGAAAGGTGTTTGATTACTTGGAGTACAAAACAAGTCAAGCTAAAAAGTACAATGGATTACTAAAGTTTCATGATTATCCAAAATCTAAGACTCTTGATTGGATAGAAGATAATGTTATGCTAATGTATGCAACGTTTTCAGATGGTGAGATTGAATGTGTTATTGGTATTGCACCTATTATCGATGGTGTTATGCAACAATGGGTAATGCAGTTGGCAAATCAAGTTGCTCACGGTGTACCAAGTCCTACTATTGCTAGAACAGATTGGGAAGATGCAGCTGTTTGTTTAGAACATTTTACTGGAGAGTTTAAAAACCCTAAAGCTTATACAAAAGGTATGAGAGAATTAATAATGAAATTACATGAAAATAATACGCCCACTTTTACAGGAAATATATAGAGATAATCCATGGCAAATGTTGGTTTGCTGTATACTTCTCAACTTAACTCATAGACGACAAGTAGATACTGTGCGAGAAGAGTTATTTAGTAAGTGGCCTACGCCTGAAAAGATGATGTACGCAAATGAAACAGAACTAGCAGAACTACTTAAGCCACTTGGGTTTTATAATAAACGTGCAGAAACACTAATAAAAATGAGTATACAGTGGGTAACAAACGATCCAACGTGGGTACATGTAGGCGATTTACCAGGAATAGGTGAATATGCAATGGATTCATGGGAAATATTTCAAATGGAGAATATACCTAAAAATCCAGATATGGTAAAAGATAAAGTTTTAAAGCAATATATAAAGGAGTATTGGGATGGCAATTCCGGCAGTTTCAACTAGCATAAACGTTTCGTATCTATTCGATCCTGAAACAATACCAGATAATATACTAACTGAGATAGATAACATCGCAACAGGTGTACATTCTAGAAATTCTAGTAGAAGTAAAGATAAGATTACGTTAGATGCATTGAGAGGTGTAGCAGCAGAAATTGCATTCACTAGAAAGTTTCCTCAGTTTTGTAGACATAAAAACCCACCGTATGCATTTGATGTTGCATCTCTAACTGCATGGAAAGGATCTAGAATAGAAATAAAATGTCCAAGAGTGGATAAAGATTGGTGGGTACCAGTTAACTACGATCACTTTTATAATCATGCACAGGCCGGTAACGTAGACTTTATATGTAACACATATATAGAAGAAACAACAGGGGATTTTTTTATCAAAGCAATTGCAAATGCAAAATCATTTGAAAGTTATGTCCAACCAGGACCATACAACATGTTTTACAATCATCATAGAGCAGTTAAAGATGGCGAATGTTGGATAGGAAGTCAAGCAGTAAACAAAATAAAAAAAGTAATAGAGGATAACAAATGGGAACATTTTTAAACGTATGTAATAATGTAATCGATTTTATATTGGGCAAGAAAGTTGTTGTTAAAACGAAAGTGAATAAACCCAAACGAAGATATACTAGAAGGAAACAAAAGTCTAAATGAAAAAGTTAGAGGAACTAATGGTTATCACCATGGAAGAATGTGGTGAACTAATACAGGAATGTAGTAAAGCAATAAGAAAACAGGAATTCACTAAGAATGAAAAGCTTATTCAAGAACTTTGCGATGTTAAATGTATGATGGATCTGATGGTAGAAAATAAGATTATCACCAATATGGAACTAAACAATGGTGCGTCTCTTAAAAAAATGAAACTAATGAAATGGAGCAATCTATTATGAATTATGGCTATGCATGTATAAATATGAAATTATCATATCCGCCTAAAGGTGTTAAACGAATCACAACTGGTAGGTCCATGATCAGACGAACTTTCCTAGAGAAAGGACATAGTTATGCCAGTGAAATCACACTTAAAAATGCAAAAGATCTAGATAAAATTATTGATTGGAATATTCTGAATGGCTACAAGTTTTTTCGCATGACATCTACACTTGCACCATGGAAATCAGAATATGAATGGACAGATCTTCCTGATCTAGAGGAAATCAAACGTTATCTTCGTTCTGCAGGTATTAAAGCAACCACACATGGTCTTAGATTGACTACACATCCTGGTCCATTTAATGTTCTAACTTCTCCACACGAACACGTTGTACAAAACTGTGTTAAAGATTTGGAATACCATGCAGACATGATGGACTTTATGGGTCTAAGCAAAACTCCATACAACAAAATTAATATACATTTAGGTGGTGCATACGGTGACAAAGAATCTGCAATGGACAGGTTTTGCAAAAATTTCGAGTTATTATCAGAATCAGTTAGATCTCGATTGACAGTCGAGAATGACGATAAGGAATCAATGTATTCAGTAAAGGAGTTATATAATGGAATATACAATCGTATTGGCGTGCCCATCGTGTTCGACTATCATCACCACAGGTTTTGTGATGGCGGGCTTAGTGAACGTGAAGCACTTGAGCTCGCTATGTCGACGTGGCCTGAAGGCATTACGCCAGCGGTTCACTACTCAGAATCGAGAAGCTTAGAGAAAGAAGATCCTAAAATTAAACCTCAAGCGCATTCAGATTATGTCTTTGATTATATCGACACATATGGAAATGATGTTGACATTATGATCGAGGCAAAGAAGAAGGAGTTAGCAGTTGAAAAGTATCTTGAGTTACATGGTTGATAGGCTGCAAAAGATTTTATTCTTAATGTGGTATAAACGTCACCTAAAAAAGAGAATAGAAAAGAATAATTTTGGAAGGAGACCAGAGTATTAATGAGTTATATATTATTTTTTGCAATTAGTATAGTAGTAGTTTGGGGTATTTTAGAATACTTCGGAGTAGGAGATGAATAATGGTATTAGATAGTTTATTAGCAGGTGTAATGTTATTTACATCGTTTGCTGCAAGAACACCAAACGTGCAACCCAATCCAGACGATTATGAAGTAAGTGTTGGAATAAGCGATGACAACTTTTATATTAACAGACAATGGGAAAGAGAACTTGGAGAGTTTTATATTGATGATTTGTTTTGGTTGAAGGTTGACAACGGTATTTATTTTAAACCCGAATACATGAACAAAGAAAGTCAGGGTGTAAGATATTTGAAAATAGATTCTAGACGAAGTTGGAAGGATTGGTCATTCGGTTTTACAAGTCGTAATAGCGATAAGAATGTGTTTAGTAAAAACTTTGAAACATTCGTATCTTTTGGTATGTCACAGAAAAAGAAATATTGGAATGACAAAGTAGAAGTTGATATTTCATTTGACGGATACTTTCCACCAAGTCAAGATGACGGTAGAGATACATTTGAATTTGAAGATAAATTTAAAGTATCGTATCAGCTTACTGAAAAGATTAGAGTTTACAACTTAGGTGAAATATCAAAGTTGCAAGGTAAAGAATTTTATAAAGCTAAAATAGGATTTGAGGTAAAATTATGAAACAGATGATAGCAATTATTGCATGCGGGTTATTTTGCTTTACATCAGGATTATATCTTGGTGTACAAAAAGCAAATGATCGTGTTGCAGAATTAGGTGAGCAATACAAAGAGACTGATAATAAAGTTGCAGTGTTCACGGATTTAAATGATCCAAAAACAATACAGAGTTATGTCAAACAGTTGAGAAAAATACTAGATGATATTACGTTCTTAGGTAAACTTATAGAATCTGGTCAGATTGCAGATGAAGCATTAATAAAAATGCAAAAGGACATAGATGCCAAATTAAATAGAATGGTAACTATAGATGAGTTTGCATCATCAGTAAACTTAACACAAAATAGAATGGCAGCAATCAATGTAGATCTAGATGATTTATTCGACACCACAGAGGAAATAGATGTTAAGCTAGACAGACAGTATAAAGCCATGATAAAATCTATTGACATGATTGAAGATGAAGTTAGTGAAATCAATAAACTGTTGAAGACTATGAACAAAAAGAAATTTTTTCACACACATAAATGAGGTCACAATGAAGACAACATTAAACACACTATATGATAGTTTGTCTGATTTACTGAAAACTGTTATTAGTGTATGCACGTATCACTTCGAACAATGGTTTTGGAGAAACAAAATAGAACCAAATAAAACTAAACATTTTGCAGATGGCTTTCACGAGGGTAAATGGGAAGATGATCTATACTATGACATCCATGGAAATCCGTATGATCCAAAAAAGGGTATAGGTGATAAGCAATATGATTTCGCTGAACCAGACATTGAAGAAGATGAGGAAATACTTGGAATTTAGTAAATTACAATTAGCGTTAATAGCACAGGTTATAGGTTCAATTTTTGCATTTTTTCAGTTACAAGCTTGGGTTGTATGGGATAAACCATGGCTGAAATCTCTGTGGTGGATGTATCTCACAAGTTTAGTAATTGCACCGTTATTTTTCTACAGTACTAAATGGTCGTACGAACACTTCGGAGCATTTTGGAATATGAGACTTGCAGGATTTGGTGTTGGAACTATAATATTTGGAATAATGGCGTGGGCGTTTATAGGTGAAATACCAACAATAAAAACTGTGATTAGTATAATGCTAGCATCAGCAATAATTTTAATTCAAATAACAAATCTATAGAGGAACAATAAATGGATTTTAATAAACTTTCAGATTATGATAGGTACATTTTAATGGCATCTAAGAGTGGTAAAATACCAATGACTGCCACTGGATTTAATGCGTATAAAGAGCTAAAGACTATTTTGGAATTGTGTTCAAAGTCTGATACTAGCACTTTAGATTTTAAGGGCAAAACATTCAAGAAACCGATGGAGAGAAACGAAGCAATTAGGCTTTTAGAGGATTGTAATAATATGAAGTGGAATCCTAAGCTTAGACAAATTTCTAAACATTTCGGTTTGGAGTTTAAGTGACAATATGACAAATTGTTTGCCACATATGAAAAGTATAATGCCATTTTGTCATACAAATATTTTTGGTACGGTTTTTTCTCTATACTATATGGGTACGCTAATGATTAGGTACTCAGTTAGTTCATAGAATAACATAAGGAGAAAAACAATGAGCTTAGTTAGATACACCAGTTTTCCTGGTATTTCAAGAGATAATTTTTTAACACCGTTTGATAAACTGTTTGACAGCATGTTTGAAGACAACTTTCCAGAAGTTGCTAAAACTGTTGGTGTCAATCCATTTCAAGGTACAGCATATCCAAAGGTTAACGTATACGAATACGATGACAAAGTTGGTGTAGTTGCAGAAATTCCTGGAATCGATAAAAAGAATCTAGAAGTTGAGGTTGAAGATGGAATTATGACAATCAAGGGTAGCAAACATGGTTTTGATGAAGATAGTGATGCAACTGTATTGCGTAGAGAGTTGAAGCATTCTGCTTTCGAACGCAAGTTCACTTTAGGAGATTCATTAGACGGTGACAGTGTAAAGGCTAACTTCAAGGATGGTATCTTGTCCATAGAGATTCCAAAGCATGAAGAAAAGATGCCTAAGAAGAACTTCGTTAAGATAAGTTAGGTTATATGTTTACTCAGGCGAAGAGGTGATTTCCGTTTTCAACAATAGAATCAGGATAAACGGGATTGAGTGTAGCTGTAGGGTGGCTTCGCATGAATAAACGACTCATAAAAGTCGGAGACGATATGTACTACATAATTGGTAGGATGATCGTCTCCGATGTTGAGGTTCAGGGCTTAGACCATTGGAAACAATGTTGGAAAGCCGACACAGTCTTGAGAAATGGTGACAGTTATTACTTCTGTAGAGACATAATTATAGCTGAATATCAGGACTTATAATCATGGATTTTGTAAACTCAAAAATATTTCCGTACTTAGTCGCTGCTGCAGCTGGAGCTGTTGCAATTAGTGCAGCATTTTTCTCTGTATTCGGACTATCAAAACTATTTGCCGGCGCTCAAACGAGTGTTGTTATTATGGCGGGCTCTTTGGAATTCGCAAAACTTGTTACAGCCTCGTTTCTCTACAGATATTGGAAGACGGTACCCACGTTTCTTAAAAACTATTTATTAGTCGGCACATTAATTCTTATTTTAATTACATCAGCTGGTATATTCGGCTATCTGTCAAATGCATATCAAGGTGCAACGACAGAATTTGAAAAACAATCTACTGTGTTAATGTTTAAAGAAGATCGTTTAGAACAATTAAATGAAGATAAGATATTTCTAAAACAAGAATTAGAAGATGCCATAGCAGAACTACCAGACAATTATCGCACAGCACGCAAGAAGTTAAGAGAAGAATATCAACCAAAGATAGACGAGATCAATCAAGCAACGTTAGATATTAAACAGGAAATCGGAGATCTTAAAGCAATACTTGTAGACACAGGAATCGATGTTGGTCCTGCAATATATTTAGCTAGAGTTTTTAACACTGAAATAGATACAGTCGTAAAGTTCTTTATATTCATATTGATATTCGTATTTGATCCACTAGCAGTATCACTAGTTATTGCAGCAAACATGGCATTTGAAATAGGTGCAGGTGTTCCTGTAAAGAAAGAACGAAAGCAGAATAAAAAGAAATGGTGGGAAATGTATAAAGAAGGTGAAAAGCCACCTACAGCTCATGAGTTAATGATGGGTGAAAAGGAAGAACCAAAAGAATCAGTTGTACTAAAAGGTGGTGTAGATTTGAGAAACCTCAAAAAGGAAGATTAATAAGGAGGAATATATCGATATTTAGTTTAAATTACTCAGTTACTAACAATATAAAATAAGGATGGTGAATATGCAGATTAATCCTAGATTACAAAATGGTTATGAACACAATGGTAAAATGTACAAATCCCCTGTCGGTCAAATTCCAAAGATCGTTAACAATTTCAAACCACTAACAGATAATCAACAATTATTTTATCAAAAGATAAGTAACTTCAATACTCAGCTTATTTTGTGTCATGGAATTGCTGGTACTGGTAAAACATATGTATCGATCTATAAGGCTCTACAGGATGTATTAAGAAGAGGAACACCGTACAACAAGTTAATCATAATAAACCCAACTGTTGATGTTGGAAACGAGGATAAACTTGGATATTTACCTGGCGAATTAGACAAAAAGATACAACAATATAATGAATCTACATTTACAATTCTTGATAGTATCGTTGGAAAGGATAAAGCCAAAAAGCTAGTTTCTGATGGTAAAGTTGAGATAGGAGTTTTAAATTTTTTACGAGGCGTAAACTTAGAAAGCTGTTATGTAATTTTAGACGAAGCTCAAAACGTTTCGCCAATGCAGATAAAAACACTGATGACGAGAATATCTCACGATTGTAAAATGATAATACAAGGAGACATGTCTCAATGTGACAAGTACAAAAACAATGGTGTCATGGATTACGAGAGAAGTGGGTTCTATGATGTATGGTTTAGACTCAAGAAAATAGAAGGAGTAGATCATATGGCATTTACTAGAGATGATTGTATTAGACACCCATTAGTTAAGCGTATTTTGAAAACATATGAGGATGAACACGAAATAACTTTATAAAAAAAATGAAAAAAAGTGAAAAAAAGCATGTACATTAACCGGGTAAATCGTGTAGATTCTAGTATAATAAATAAGAGGTTACTAAATGACAACATTAATAGAACAAGTCAACAACATGAACTTAGACGATTTGAGGATGCTAAATAAATTAGCTGTCAGTCGTATTAATGAATTAACTGCTAACTATAGATTCAACTTTAAGAAAGGTGATCTAGTTACTGTTAAGATGAATGGCAGAACTACTGCACCTGGTGTAGTTGAAAAAGTTATGCGTAAGAACGTGCAAGTTAAAGTTATGAATGAAGACGGTTTAATCAGAGGTATTTATAATTGTACGCCAACATTGTTAACACATAGGAGTAAGTAATGAGTCAAGAAGCTACATTTAAAAAGAATGGTGGTTACTTCATTGATGGAGTAGCATACATGGATTGTAGAGAAACTGGAGAACCAGTTGCCAATGTTAGTTTAACTTCTACATCTGTAATGGGTAGTAGAGCTTTACTTCATAGGTGTCTATCATTAATGCCAGAAGATGAACGTAATAGATTGTTTTCTAGTAAAAGTAGAACAGCTAGTACTGGTAGACCTAGAGGTTGGAGATGGAGAAAGGTATTTGTAGATGCAGATGGTACAGTATTTCATAAGGGTGTTGAACAACCCAAACTTAAGGGTACGTTACCTCCAACTGATGTAGTCGCAATAAAGGCAAAGCAGAAATCTGCAAAGGCTCAGGCGAAAAAAGATGAGACCAAGAAATTGTTAAAAATGGCAGCTGAAAAGAAAGAGCTGAAGAAAGCTATCGAAGCCCAAAAAGATTTCTTAGATCATAGGGTAGGTAAGTAATGCAGGATCTTGGATTAATTATTTATTTTAATTTGCCTCCAATTGCTCTTACATTTTTTATTGTTTATGTTGCTGTAAAGTATACATACGAAAGGAAAAGTAATGACTAAAAAGGAATGGCTAGAAGAGAAGATTATGTGTGATGAATGGGGACGTCCGCCAAGTTTGGCTGATGTTCCTCTCACCATAATGACGAGAGAAGAAGCCTTGATTAAACAAGGTGGTTCTAAAAAAGAAATTAACGAACTTTGGAATGAAGTTAAGGAGGGTTATAATGGCAAAAAAGAAAAGTAAAGGTCAATTTGCAAGCTACAAGACATTTGAGCTAAAAGACGGCACAAAATTCTTAGCGCGCGATGACAAGGATGCAGAGTTGTACAGAATTAAAGTGGGTGATAAGTAATGGAAGGTTTAGTTTGGGCAATGGCAATTTGTCTGCTAACTATGTCTACTGATATTGTAGATTGGTTGGCAGATAAGATCGAGGAGAAATTCAAGAGTAAATGAAACAGGTAATTAATTGTAATAAAGATCACAATCCAGTGATCAACAAAAAATTAAGAAACGTTACTGTTGAAGAAGGAGTAGAGATTGCTAGGGAACTATTTGAGATTCTTAACAAACGAAAAGATGGCATTGGCTTGGCAGCTAATCAAGTCGGTATCGATGCGAATGTTGCCGTGGTTAATGTTAGGGAGCCTCTTGTTCTAATAAACCCCAAGATACTTTCTAAAGAGAATGAAATAAGTTATTATGAAGGGTGCTTATCGTTTCCAGGTAAGGGAGTGCAAACAAAAAGGTACAGAGATGTAATTATATCTACAGAACAATCAGAAGCCGATTGGTATTTTAGTGGAGCTCCTGCATCTACAGATGGAAAAGGTAGTTGGGAACAAGGAGATGGAGATGATGAACAACTAAGACTGTTGGAATCTGTTTGTGTTCAACACGAGATTGACCATTTAAATGGAATAGTTTGTATGGATAGGAAGATTGATATGACTTATCGTGCAGAAAAGAAAATTGGTAGAAATGAATTGGTTACCATTAAAAAGGGTGATTCAGTAAAGGTGTTGAAGTATAAGAAGGCACAGAAATTTTTAAACGATGGATGGGAATTAAGTGATACGTAATTTATCAGATGAAGAAAAGATTAGCTATATCATTATTGGTATATGTATTGGTCTAATGATGGGAATATTCATTGGTATATCACTTGATACCTGGACATTAATAGACACATTAGGATTATAATGGAAGAAACACTATTAGATAAGGTTATGCGAGTATTTGTTTACTTAGTATTGTTGCCAGTTGGATCAGCAATTGCTTGGTATGGACTATATAAATTTGTGAGTTTTGTATGGGTGATTGGGATAAAGTAGAAAAAAAGAAAAGAGCTGCGACTCAAGCTGACATAAACAAGCTATACGTGAGTATAACACTCTGGATATTAGCAGGTCTGGCTTATTTTTATTTCATAATAATGGGTTGGCATTTGTAGTGGGAAAGAATAAAAAGAAGTACTCAAATGCAGGAAAAGGAGATAAGAGTCGTGTATCAAATAAAAAAAGATACGATGAAAATTGGGACAAAATTTTTAAAAAACAAAATAAGGACTGAACCAGTATATGAATATTGTGTACGAAAATACTAGACCTGTAGAATTAAACAACAGGAATAAACCTATCCATAGTTGGATGGAAGATTGGACATTGGACCAACGAAAGGAAAAGTTCTTTGAATTTTGTAGGGTGTTTGATAAGCGTGAAGATGATTTGTTAAAAGAGGATTATCAGATATTCTCTCATAGACTTCATTGGCATGAGCACCCATATTGCGATGAGATGAGAAACGTAGATGATTTACATACGCGAATATGGTACACAATGGTGTTCTCATTTAGCAATGAACATTGGTTAACATTTAAAACATTAAAAGATCAGGGAATAGAATCGTTGAGAGAAAGGTTTGTAACAGAACGACATGCTCGTAGTGATCTATTCCAAATATATTACCCTAAAGGTACAAACGTAAGAGAGTGGTTGTTAGATGGACCTAAGAGATGTGCAGATTACATGACTGAAGTGTTAGCTAGTAGAACTAAACGATGGACTATGATGGAACTGGCAAAGGTATTTTGTGAATACTATAAAGAGCATCAGGGATTTAGGGCACCAATGTATCCTTGTAAGAATTTTGCTAGATATATGGCAATGACATGGCCCAAAGATTATGATCCAGAATCAGTATTGTTTGGAGGCACGGGTCATTTTGATGGATTACACCAGATATTTGGTGGAAAAAATTTAATGAATAAGGTTAAATATGATATAGATAATGATGGTAAATTTGTTCCATTAAACTATAATGCGGAGTTATGGTTGAATCAGATGGATGAGTTAATATACGATTCTAGGAACCCAATGGTTGAACAAAAGTTTCTAAACGTTGAAGATAAAACTTGTTTTTTCTATAAACATATAGCAATAAATCACGGAGTAAAAAGTCCCACTAAGCGTATACCATACGAGTGGATATTTCCTAGTGATTTTAGTCTCAAGAATTAATACTTATATTATATGAAAAGAGGCATTCTACATATCAAGACTAACGTCAATTCTTCATTCAAAGATGTAAAATCTGCATTTGTTGACAGAGATGGGGAATTGTTAAAATACTTGTGTCCTAAAGGAACTAGTGTAGTTCATCATAAGGGTATAAGGAGGGGTGCCGTTACAAAAATAGATTTTTTTGGGGACATTGTAAAGTTTAAAGTTGTTGGATACAAAACATCTAAATCTGATTTATTTTTTAACGATATACTGGTTGATGGAAACTTTTTAGGTATAAAGTTTTGGTCACACAGGCACAAATTAAAAGCAATATCAGATGATAAGACAATGATAGAGGATGAAGTAACGTTTACAACTAAAAGCGCAGTTATGGATTGGATTCTTCACATTTGTTTATTCGTTTCGTTTGTTACAAGGAAACTAAAGTACAAACTATTCTTTAAATAGGAGATCATCATGGCTAATAGATCATGGCCCGAAGAGCGAGCGGAAATCGCTGTGTGGTTGTCTGGATTTTTAGGTATCTATAAAAAATGGGTGGATAAAATACTAGATAACGACGACGTAGAAGTTAATAAAAATAAAATAATAGAACTGTTAGATGAGTGGATTGGTAAGCTTGAAGAAATGAAAATAAAAATAATAAAGATGCCAGATACACCTAAACAGGAAATCAATGATATTTAGATATATGAGTAAAATAAATGAAGTCGCATCTAATTCTGCAAACTATGGAGCAGACAGTGGTGAACCTGATACAGGATTTTTGCCAGGTGGAGATGTACGTACTTTAGGTTTCGAAGCAGGAAAACCAGAACCTTGGTTTCATCAAGGACAATATGAACAAGTTGATTTTCCACAGGCTTCATACATTTATGGATCTAAATCTTTAGATAGGAAAAATGTATATGCTGTAACTAAGACAGCTAAGGTTAACGATGTCAGTGACGTAATAAAGGATTTAAATTTGGAAATTGATGAATTAATAGCAAACACTGAAGAAATGTATAGGGATGTTAAAAATGGAAAATAGAATATTGGATTGGGAAATGTTTGTCTTAGAAACAAGAATGTTGTACAACAAACATAAGGATTTGTTAGATAGTGTCTCTGATACTCCGGTGGATTTTCCTGTTGAGTGCTCCAACATGTTTATTGCCTTATTGATGGACTATCATAAGGGAATGAAAAAGAGCAAAGAAAATACGGTTAAACAATTTGGATTTGAAATAGCGGAGGCATAATGCAAATATCTATAGAATATTGTACATCCTGAGGCTACGATTTAGAAGCTCTTAGGGTAAGAGAATCATTAAAATCTAGATTTGGAATTGACGCCGAATTAATTAAGGGAAGTGGAGGTATATTTAGAGTAATGTATCACCATACTAATAATGCAACATCTTTATTATTCAGTAAAGAAGTAGAAAATAGGTTTCCAAATCCAAATGAAATAGAAAAATTAATTGAAGGATTAGAAGAGGTATCATAATGCAAATTAATTTACCAATTGGTTACGATAAAAAATCTACATCAGTAAGTCAACCGTTAGCGTATTTAAATGCAACTACGACGGAGACCTACATCATGAAAAAAGAAGATATAATATTACGTTTAGAATCTGCATTGGAGAATAAAGATTGGGCAGATATTGAGCTTTTATTAGAAGATCTACAACTTGACGATGATGATCAATGGGATGATATTCCTTGGTTTGAGGAGGCTCAAGAATGAAAAAAGTCTACAAACCAAAGATGTCTGACTTTCCGATACCCACGACTAAAATAATCAAAACGAAAAAACGTAAGTCTAGACAGGAACAGAAACTAGAATTAAAGAAGCAAATTAACGATTTTGTTTAAACATTTAAAAGAAACGAATACAACGTATTTGCGTCACTGGTTAAGGGCTATGTCTTGTGCTATGGCTTTGATAATTCATGCCTTTTATCCAGATGTATTGACGGATTATGCTTCAAAAAAATTAGAAAAAAAGTAAAAAAAGCATGTACATATATGCCGGTTTACGTGTAGATTCTATTAATAAATCAAGAATAGGAGCACGCCATGCAAAGCCTAAGTAAGTATCTAATAGTATTAGCATTAATAACCACAATAAACGGATATGTAGCAACTCGTTTTATGAAAGCAAACAAAGAAACATATCATCAACATTATGAGTTTCTTGCTAATCAAAATAAAGAGTTGTCTGAAAGGTTATCAGAGTTTTATCAACATGGTATCAAAGTTGATGTAACGATGTATCAGCCAAACACAATACAGTGTGACGATACACCAGATGTAACGGCTGATGGAACTAGAATTAGAGTACATCATGCATCTAGATATAAGTTTGTTGCATTATCACGTAATCTACTTGCAAGATGGGGTGGACCTTTTGATTATGGTGATTTTATTTTGTTAAAAGGTACAGATGGAAAAGATGGCGTTTATCAAGTTAGAGATACTATGAATGCCAAATGGGTTAACGTTGTAGATATATTAGAATCTGAAAGCGTCAAACCTTATAAGTTTACAAACGTAGATATTTTTAAATTAAATTGGACTAAGGAGAAAGTATGAGAATAACTGCTGAGCAAATACGAGAAAATTGGGATGGGCTCAACAAGATTATAGAAGACACCTTTGAGGGTGATAGGCTAAAAAACATAAAACTTTTACACGAACATTTTGAAGATAGAATGACATTGGCTCCAGCATCAGGAACAAAATGGTTTCATAATGCTTTTCCAGGTGGATATGTGGCACATGTGTTAAACGTAATAAAGTGGTCTCTTGAATATTATGAAATGTTTAAGAAAATGGATATGCACGTTAGTGACATAAACGAAGAAAACGTAATATTCTGTGCAATGTTTCATGATCTTGGAAAAATAGGAGATATGGAAAATGATTATTATATCACTAATCCCGATGAGTGGAAAGCAAAAAAGTGGGGAAGAATGTATGATCATAATCCTGATTTACATTGGATGACAGTTACAGATAGAGCATTTTGGTTGTTAAATCAGTTTAACATTCCAATGTCACAACAAGAATTTTTAGGATTAAGAATGGCAGATGGATTGTATGAAGATGCAAATAAGCCATACTTTTTTGAAGGTTCTGAATGGAAAGCAATAAAAACAAATATTGGTTTCATAATACATTATGGGGATTCTTGTGCAACAAGGTGGGAAAAGGAACAGTATATGCTTTCTGGGGAAAGTAGTGTAGATTTTCCCAAAATAATGAAGGGTACTACAACGAAAAAGGAACCTTTATCAGATTTGGACGTTGGTAAACTAGGAGATTTATTCAAATGATAATTGAAACAATAATGGGTTTAACCATATTGATTCTGTGTTATGTTATTTGGAATCTATATTATAAGGTAGATTTTTTAGAGCAAGCCTTAGATGGAACATATATTGCTATTGGTAAAGCCATACAAAATATGAGAGATATCGATTCCATAGGATCATTCGAATCAGATGACGAGGCTGGTTCAACATTTACAGAATTATTAAATGAAGTAGAACAATTAGAGAACTTAATAGGAGAACGAAACGATGCCGCGTAAAGCAAAAAAGAAATCAATTAATAAAATGTATTTTCACGAAGGAACAGAGCAAGCAATTATTGCGTATAATGCAGCTAGTACCAGTCGGGAAAGAAATGATATTTACAACGAACATTTAAGAGCACCATTTGAAAAGCTCGTAGAAAGTATAATACACACATTTAAGTTTTATTATTTTGATATTCCATTAAATGATGTCAAACACGAAGTCATATCATTTATGATAACTAGATTGGACAAATACAAACCTGGAAAAGGAAAGGCATTTAGTTTCTTTAGTGTTGTAGTTAAAAATTGGTTGATTTGCCATAACAACAATAACTATAAAAAGATGAAAATGACAGAAGATGTTATTGATTTAAAACATAAAGATGCTAGAAAGGTTACATATGATGCAGAATTTGCAACTATGAACGAAGGTCAACAATTCTTTAAATCTATTATTGAGTATTGGGAACAAAATATCGATGTAGTTTTTAAAAAACAGAGAGATATAAGGATTGCATATTCAATAATTGAGTTGATGTCAAGAGTTGATGCTATTGAAATATTCAATAAAAAGGCATTGTACATTTTACTTAGGGAAATATCAGGTGCAAAAACTCAACATATTACTAAAGTTTTAAATACTATGAAATCACACTATAAAAATTTAGAACGACAGTGGGATGTAGAGGGTCATATCGAACAACTAAATACAAATAAACTATCGTCTCCGTACCTTTATAAGTAATTTTTACTTTACGCCATATTTATGATCAAAGGACGTTCTAATTATGTCTGCTGATTATGAAATATATGATGGAGTTAAACTATCTGACATGTTTAAGAAGATAGATGGTAACTCTAAGCGTAACAAAATACAAATAGAATCATTGATTCAGGAAATGATGGTATTCATCAAGGATCCAAACTCTGCTATGCAGTTGTTTCCAATGATCAGCGAGTTTATGCAAGCAAATATTCGTAATGATGAATTACTAGTAAAGCTAACAGCCGTCGTCCAAAGGGTTATACAATCTGAAACTAAACTTGAAGGTGGAGAATTAGGATTATCTGACACTGAAAAGGCGGAAATACTCGATAAGATTCAAAGTGCTACGGAAAATATTCAAAAAGAAGTAGACGACATTTCTCTAGGAATATCAGAAGGACAGTAACATGACCGATGTACAGGGTGTGTACACTGAAAAGGTATCAAGAAATTCTAAGGTTCAGATAAAGAATCAGATACCAACAGAAAAACGTGTACGAGACATTACTCAGGAAATATTGGATGCTACACAAACTGTATCTTTACAAATAGTAACTGCAGAAGTTGTTGAAGTAGTATCAGATCCTGAGTCTGTAAACTTGCCAGTTGCATACCAAGGCTGTATTAGAGTGGATACCGGTGGAGTTGATTTTCCAATACTTCCAACAAACAGCAAAGGATATGTAAAACCATTAACTGCATTTGTTTCTCAATATCCAGTTCTTGGTGAATTTGTTTCTATAATAAACTTAGGAGGGTTTTCATTTTACTTTAATCCTGTAAATTTTTACAATAATCCAAACAATAACATGTTGAAGGGTTTAACGTCAAACCCAGAAGATGGTTCTTTAGATCAGAAAAAAGGTGCTGCATCTACAGGAGAGTTCGAACCAAATATTGGGTCACCTAGACCAGTAAAGTTTTTTCCTGGAGATATAACAATAAATGGTAGAAACGATCAATCTATAAGAATAGGAAAAACTAAAGAATCAAAAAAAGATTCTGTAATAAAACTTAGAATAGCTGACGAAGATAATAAACCCGAAAATTTACTTTCTCCAAGAGAAGAAAATATTAATTTAGATGTTTCTTCTATTTACATGACCAGATCTGAAAAGGTTGATTTAAACGTTGTACCATTTGCACAAGATATAACATCAGAAGATTTAACTGGAGGTCAAATATTGTTGGACTCCAAATCTATAACATTTAACTCTAAAGAAGGTGGTGATATACGAGTTTTTAGTGGAAGAAATATCAACGTAGTTGGAAAAGGTCAAGCAAACATTATTGGACTATCAGTTAATATAGGAGATAGTTTAGATCAAAATTTACAGCCAGCAGTATTAGGTGACCAGTTAGTAAAATTCCTAGTTAATATTTTAAACCAACTAAATTCGTTTGGTGGTCAAATAATGGCAGCAACAGGAACAGGAAATATAGGTATACCAGTTCCCGTGTTTGGTGCTATGAGTGCTGGAGCTGGATTACAAAGTGGAACGGCAGTATGGACAGAATCAGTACTAAAAGATTTTCTACTCAGTAAAAATGTAAAAATATCGAGAGGGCCTAAGAGCGGATTGTAATGGCTTTAAATTGCGACAATATCACATCGGCAAAAAGATTCTTACCTCATGGATCTTCACTGTTATTGGGAGACCAAATATTAGAAGGAAATGCCATAAAAACAACAGCTAGTCAAGGTGTAGGTGTAAGCGAAGAGGAATTAGAGAAGAATAGAATTGCAAATCAGGTTTTTGGAATAAGGGAAGATTACGAAGACATTTATTCTATAGGTGAAAGAGTTTATGCTGGAGAGTTTATAAGTGAAAATGGATTTACTGCTGATGAAGATGGTGTAACAGTAATACATTCTGGGTATGGTGGAGAAGCTCGAAATTTTGCTCCTGGTACAGCACTCAAAGAGGGAGATATTGTTTTAAACGGTTACGTATTGGACAAAAATGGAATTAGGTTGGATGCACCACAAAGTATATCATCCGAAGGTTTTACAGTTGGAGATGATGGTGCTGTAGTTTCTCCAGGAGATGGAAGTGACGATGACGAAGCTTACTGTAGTTTACAAGAATTGGGTGCACAAGCTGCAGATAGACCAACTGGATTTTTTGATGAAATTTCCATGGAATTAGATTTGGATATTCCAGATCTTGATATGAAGTGGTGGTTTAAAATACAAAAAAAGATCAACGATTTGATGGCTGTACAAAATAAATTTTTGGTCAAAGTAACAACATTAGTTGATAAGGTTGAATTAGATCCGGATGATGCATGTAAATTTATTCCAGATGTTAACAAACTAATAAAACTAATTCAACGGGTAGAAAGGGTAATATCTAGAATATCCAGATTGTTGAAAACCTTAAATAGGTTGGTTAGAAAATTAAAAAAGATTATAAAACTATTAAAGTGGATATTTGCCCCAGTAAGGATAGTCGAATCTTATCTGATGGTTTTACAAGTAGTAAATGGAATTCCAGCACTATTGCAAACTGCTGCTGAAAATATGTTAAACTCTCAACGGGTTTTAAGATCGCTATTAGCAATGTTGCAAAAAGTTTTAGCCCAATGTGCAGCAAATAGAGGTGCAGAAGCAGGTTTGACAAAAGAACAATGTGAAGCTGCTGGTGGAATTTATGTTGATAGAAGATTGGGAGATTTAGGAGATTCTTTAGGTGGTGAACTCGGATTTGGATTGGACGGTATAGAATCTGGCTTTGATGATGGTGAAGATGATGATGTATCGTTAGATGAGTTTGATAGATTGCTAAGTTCACAAACTGTTGATCTTGAAGAATGTATGATAGAATTAGACGATATAGATAAGGCACAAGGTTTTGTTATATAATATTTATAAAATAAAGGTAAAGGTAATATCATGAAAAAGACACAAATAGGAATGTTAAAAAAGATAATACAAGAAACTGTTGAAAAAGAAGTGGCTAAACAGATTGGAATAGTTATACAGGAAATAACTTCTCCTACACAGTCAAATGGGGTTAGTGCAAAACCTATAGTTGATAAAGAGTACAAACAACTGGTTAAGGATCCCGTTCTCAACGAAATTTTAAACGAAACACAGGGTGGATTACCAGGTTCTGAACCAGCTCAAGATGCGTGGCCTACTATGGGTGGTGGACCAGTATCGACTGTTGGACAGTTCGAAGGATTACAAGCACAAATGCAACCTCAACAACCAGTTAACACCGCTGGAATGCCAGATTTTTTAAAGAAAGCATTCAGTGGTCATGACGCAAAGGTTGTTCAAGCAATAAATAAAAAACATGGCACTAGAACTAAATAGATTAATAAAAAATCTTGCCAATCTTAAGCATAAAGAAACAAATAAAAATAAATTTCTAAAAAGTAAAGCTAAGATACAAGAGTATAAGCAAAATGTAGAAAAGGCTAGGGAAGAAGCCTTTGCTATACATGATTATGTTAATAAAGCAGAAGTTGCTCCTGCATTTCCCGTTGGTCCAAATGGTATACAGATTCCACCAGAAGTTCCGTTGGAGGCAAACTCTTTTAAGTTTTTGGTTGACGATATGCTAGCTTTAATTCTAACTCCACCAGGACCAGTTCAGTTAGCAGCGATTCAGGCATTGAAGACAAAATTAGAGATTGGAGTTGTCACAAATATATCCGGTGTTCGATATTTAACTACAAGGGGAAGAGCGTCTGAGCTCATGCGTCCGTTTAAAAAGATGACAGATTCTAGAGCTAAGGACATCCTAAAAACTACTGGTAAAGGTAAAATAAAATAATGGCACTTGAAAACACAAGAACAGCATCAGTAAGGGAAAGAGATAGAGACGAAGATTCCAAAATTGGTTTAGTCTTTCCATTAACTAGGGGGAAAGATGGATATTTTAAATCTTCTTCTACGTTGTTGGAGCAAACCAAATCAAACATGAAAAATCTCCTTTTGACTGTAAAGGGAGAAAGACCATTTCAACCAGATTTGGGTTGTGACATCTTTAACATATTGTTCGAACCCGCAACCGAAGATTTATCAGGTGATATCGATGCATCTATTAGAGAAGCTGTTGGAAAATGGTTACCACACGTAAGTTTAAAGGGTGTAATTGTGGATGTAGAAAACAATACAGTAAACATATCAGTAACGTTTTCTATTGTAACAGATCCTAACGCTACAGAATCTATATCACTATCTCTTAATAGAGTTGGAGTTTAATAATGGCAAGTACAAAAATCAAACCTAAACAGGTAGAATATCTAAACAAAGATTTTAATGCGTTTAAGTCCACTTTAGTGGAGTATGCTAAAACATATTTTCCTCAAAGTTATGCTGACTTTAACGAAACTTCTCCTGGTATGATGTTCATAGAAATGGCATCATATGTTGGTGATGTCTTAGCATTTCATATAGATGAACAGTTTAGGGAATCGTTACTTGTTTATGCCGAAGAAAGAAAAACAATATATGATATAGCACAATCTTATGGATATAAGCCAACAGTTACTACACCATCTACAGTAACCTTGGATTTTTTTCAAACTGTTCCTGGAACCGGAACTGGAAATGATATAAAACCCGATTATAGATATGCATACGAAATATCGGCTGGTTCTAGGGCAAAATCGGATGAGTTCGGTGTATCATTTAGAACCACTGATAATTTAGACTTTAAAGTTTCTAGTTCGTTGGATCCAACCACTGTTAGCATATATGAAGTAGATTCGGATAATTTACCTACAAAATTTTTATTGAAAAAATCTGTTAGAGCAGTTAGTGGAGATATTGCCGAAGAAAGGTTTACGTTTACCACTGCAAAAGCCTATGATCAGGTTGTCTTAGAAAAAGACAATGTTTTAGAAGTTATATCCTGTACCGATTCTGACCAAAATAAGTGGTATGAAGTTGAATCTTTAGCACAAGATTTGGTTTTTGATGATGTAGCAAATACAGCAGACTTTGATTCTCAACTATCACAGTATAATGATACCGTCCCTTACATTTTAAAAATGGTTAGATCTCAACAAAGATTTAAAACTAGACTCAGAGACGATAATAAAACTATGATACAGTTTGGATCTGGAACATCAAACCAAGCAGATGAAGAAATAGTTCCAAATCCATCTACAGTGGGCAATACGTTTACTAACACAAATTTTTTAAACACAAATAGTGCCTTAGATCCTGCAAACTTTTTAGATACTGCAGTTTATGGAAAGGCGCCTTCTAATACTACACTAACGTTTGAATATTCTTACGGTGGAGGAATAAATGATAATGTTCCTAGCAATTCTATCACATCCGCAAATGGATTAACTCTAGTTTTAAATACGCTTGGATTGAACGCTGGTTTAGTTAATGAAAGTAGAGGATCTATAGCAGTTAATAATGAAGTTGCAGCTACAGGTGGAAGAGGAGCAGAAACGTTAAACGAAATAAAGGAAAACGCTAGACAGTATTTTCATGCACAAATGAGATCGGTTTCTAAACAGGATTATATTACTAGAGTTTACAACATGCCCTCTAAATATGGAAACATATCTAAAATTTACATTACACAAGACGATCAGTTAAATGCTGGAGAAGGTGTATTACAAGATCAGGTTATCAATCAAGATGTGTTAGATGCAAATGATGGAGAAATACAATTATCTAAATTGCAAGTACGAGTTCCAAATCCAAACGCGTTAAACATGTATGTATTGGGTTATGATGGATCAAAAAAGTTAGCAACTGTAAATGAAGCAACAAAACGAAACATAAAAACTTATTTGGGACCATATAGAATATTAACAGACGCAGTAAACATAAAGAATGCATTTATAATAAACATTGGAGTACGATTTAGTATATTGACAAAAAAGGGATACAACAAAGAAAAGGTAATTTTGAATTGTATTCAAAAATTAAAAGAATATTTTGATGTAGATAAATGGCAAATTAATCAACCAATAATATTAACAGATGTCGCGTATGAACTTTCCTTAGTTGAAGGTGTCAACAATATAGTACCACCAAAAGAAAACAATCCTGACGGTCACATTGTTGTCATAGAAAACAAGTTTAAATCAGGCGATGGGTATTCTGGAAACATTTACGATATTAACGATGCAATTTCAGACGGAACTCTATATCCTTCATTGGATCCTTCCGTTTTTGAGGTAAAGTTTCCAGATACAGATATTACTGGTAGAGTTCTAGGAGATTACTAATGGCTCATTATTTTGTTTTCGGTGAAAAAGATGCAAGTATAGAAAGAGGATTTGTAGCCAATAGCACAGCTAGTTTAAAAAATAGTGGACTAGATGAGATATTGGAGGTTGGAAAAGAATTCCAAGTAGACAGTACAAATTTTAGTAGAATACTTAGATCTTTAATTTACTTTCCGATTACAGCAATATCGGAGTCAGTTGCATCTGGAGAAATATCTCTAAATGCAAAATATTACTTAAATTTGTATGAGGCAGCTTCTGTTGGATTAGATAGAGATATTACTCTATATGCCAATGCAGTTTCTCAAAGTTGGGACGAAGGCGATGGTAAGTTTACAGACGATCCACAAACAGAAACTGGAGTTAGGTGGAGATATAGGACTAGTGGAACTGGATCTGAATGGTCTTCCAATCAAGATAATTGGGGAGGTACTTACTTTACTGGTTCAAACTACGTAGCATCTCAATCGTTCAATAAGAATCTAGCGGTGGATATGAGAATGGATGTTACGCCGATTGTTAGATCTTGGATGAGTGGAAGTATTGCAAATGAAGGATTTATAATTCGTAGAAAGGCAGTAGAAGAGACTAGTACTAGTGCATCTGGAATATTTAAATTTTTCTCTTCTGATACACATACAGTATTTCAACCAAAGTTAGAAGTAGAGTGGGACGATTCTACATGGCAAACTGGGTCTCTATCACCACTAACATCTGATAATTTAAATCAGCTTAAGATGTATGTTGAAAATATGAATAACGATTATAAGAAGGGTTCAATTGCTAAAATCGTAGTTAAGGGTAGAGAAAAATACCCAGCTAAAACGTTTTCTACTACTTCTTCATATTTAGATGTGAAGTATCTACCAAGTGGATCATCGTTCTATTCGGTAGTAGATACAAAAACAGATACAGTTATTATTCCCTTTGGATCGGGATCTAAATTAAGTTGTGATTCCAGTGGAAACTTTTTTAAGTTAAGAACTGGTGAATTAGAAGCAGAGAGATACTATAAACTTAAATTCAAAATAGTTAGTGGATCTGGAATTAGTGCGTATACAAATTTTTACGATGAAGATTTAATATTTAAGGTGTCTAGATAATGCCATACACAGAACAAGAATTACAGTCTAGTGATTTTTACACTTCGTTAAAGGATAGGGACAAAGTAAAATATATGGAGTCATACAATAAAACGATTAGTAATAATCCAAGCCATGACGGAACATTAAGAAACGATAACGATGTTATACTTTCTTATGAAGATCCCGATAATGTTGGATCTACACTTAATTCTGATGATACGATCCATGTTGAAATATATCAAAGAAGATATAGAACAAATAAGGATACAAAGGACATACTAGACAGAGCATTTAAGGAGTTTTAAATGCCACATCAAAAATCCAAAAGACAAATTAACATTCCTAAAAAGGTGTTTGATCTAGTCGTAAGACCAGAGTCAAACGATTATATTACATTTAGGGATACAGAATATTACAGTCAATTAGCAGATTTACCGTATGGTTCTCCAGATTGGCCAGAACATTCTTTTGGCTCCGATCAAAAAGACATTGTTAGAATTAATATTTACGGTAACCAAGGTGGGCTGATAACTACTGTATACAAGACTTCATCTGATATAATGGTTGAATCTCCATTTGGTGAAGCTCCATCAGTTAATATAGAACCAGGAACTGTTCTTAGGGATTTAGGTTTTAGAAAGGGAAGATTTACTCTGGAAATGGATTTTATGAGGGTTCAAGCAGGTGGACCATTTCCAGTATTAGTTAATGGAAACGATAAATTATATAGAGGACCTTTTGAGGAATCGGATGATGGATATTTCTTTGCGTCCATAGATGATCCTCAGTCATCAACATTAGAAGAAGACAGGTTATACGTAAAAGAAAATAAGTACATACTAAAAGAAATATCTTCTGACAGGACTGAAGCTGTTGTTATACCAGCTTTTATAGATGATGAAAAATACTTAGAAGATTTTAGATTAGCTGCATATACCTGTCTTAATGTTTTTCCAGATGTTGGTGAATCTATCCAGTTTGCGCAAGATTTAACTTCAAATTATCTAACGTTGTCTCTGTTAAACGGTAACACTGTAAAAAGAGAATTTATAAATGGAGCAATTAGGGTTAACAATGCTTACTTTTTGGGAAATAGAGAAGTTCCAGAAATAAGGGAAACATTTGAAGTAGAACCAGATTCTGAAGTTGAGCAGTTAGTTCCTAATTTGTTGGCCGATAAAGGTTTCGAAACTGGTGCTAATTTTAGACCTATGCAAGCATGGCCGTCTCCATTTGATTTGGTAAGTTATGTGGATGGATCAAACCCATATCCACTATTTAGAGCAGAACAATCACTAATCTCTAGTCCTATTGGTCAAATTGGCATACGTTTAAGATATAACGATTTATTTGCAGCCACAGGAACACCAAACAGAGATTTAGCAAACGAAGCATATAACGAAAGGTATCAAAGTACAAACGGGGTTTCTGATCAGTCAATAATATTTGGTGCATCAGGTATTGAAACTACACCATGGCTATTTAAAGGGGATTTTGTAAGAATAGGTTTAGACCTAACAGGACAAACACATACGTTTAGTTTTTATATGAAGGCTGAGGAAGGAACAGTCGTAAGCTGTTTGATAAAGACTGGAGCGTGGGGAACTGGATGGGATACCAGACAGAATTTTACATGTACAGGGGAATGGGAAAGATTTTCAGTAACATTTACCCCAGACTTTTTTGACAATCGTGGATTACTATTAAGAATAAACATAGATCCTAGAAATGCAGTTCGTGATTTACCAATTTTTGTGGGTAGCGGTGACAATGTAACACAAGTAATAAATCAGTTAGAAGAAATACCAATTGAAATGTCAGGTGCTCAGTTACAAAGAGGAGCAGTTGCTACCGAATATCATAGAAATGACACAAATGGTAACGATGGAGTTATAGAAACACCAATTAACGGCATAATAAAATTTAACGATGACATAATAACCGTAAATGAATTTCCTGAAAATGAGGGTACATTTACGAACAAAATGGTTGGTGGAACTATTACAATAGCAAACGGTATAGCCACTAACGATTTTACACAAGTTTTAGAAACAACGGATGTAGTAGAGGAAACAATTTCTAGATGGGATTATTCTCCAACTGGTGAAGAGTCTGGATCACGAGGACTGTTTAATAAACCAGACGAAGATTTTATAGAGACTGGTTGGGATTTAAATTTACACCATAAAGCGATCGAAATGCAGGATGAAGAAGGTGTTAAAATGTTTGATCGCGATTTTACAAATGCATATATAGGAAGACACATCGATTTCGATTGGACATCTTTTAGAAGGTCCCGTGATAATTCCTCTAGACACGCTGGTACTGGTCACATTGGTTATCATGTTCACTGGCAAAAAGATGCAGGAGTAAACGAAGATCCTGCTCTAGTTTTTCCAGACATAAATCATCAAGAGTTTATTTTGGAACCAATGAAAGAAGCTGCAAATGCGGTTATAAATAGTACAGACCCAGAGATAAACTTCTTTGAACATAGAAATAGACCAGACCCAAGAAGAGAGAGTGGAAAGGGAATAGATCATCCTAACTTTGCACATAGAGAGCTATCTACTAGATTCATATTAAGAAAAAGTTTAGCTACACACAATATTCAAAATGGAGATACTGTACGCGTTAGATTTAAAATGAAATCTCAACCGACAGATTTTGAACTGGGAAGACGAAAAGGAATTAGAGCCTCGTTTTACAGAGCTGTTGGTAGTAGAATATTAGAGCCACAATACAATCCAGCAGACGCAGCAGGATTATACGATAATATTTCTATTCCATCGGTCGATGTTATTGCAAAACAAATGCTGTTTCCAATCATCAAAGGTGTCTACAATAATCCAAACCAGTTTGCAGGTTCAGAATCATCTGATGGATTTCCAATAGGATCCGTTAATGATATAAACAGGATTAATCTATTTTTAGATATATTAGATTTACTTTATCCACAAATGAGCTCTTGGATGAACGATGCAAGTAACAATACGTGGCCAGACTGGTTCGACTTAGATCTCTTTAATTTTGTACCTGCGATAGTGTCAAAATTTAATAAGTGGCCCGAAGATGTACAAGAAGGTTTAGGACTGAGTGGTACAAATTGGATATTTTACCATTCTAATTTTGCTCCAGTTCCAAATGATCCGGGAGATACTGGAGAAGGAGACCCGATTACATTGTCAAATGATTTCAATATCTTACAAAATAGAGTTCAAAATGGTCTTTCTAGGTATGCCTTACAGCAGCTCAGAGATGAATGGGCTCCAAGTCAACCATATAATACTTATTACACTGGGGATTATCAAGAAGCGTACGACGCTCTAAGCGGTTTTATGGTTGGTCAAAGAACCGGAACTATTTATATTGGACTTACTCCAGTTACGATACCATATTTTAACGGCGTTTTAAAACAATCAGGTG